CCGTTTGGATAGCACAAGGCATCAATCAATAAGTCAATAACCTCATCTGGTTTTGCGATTTTCTTTAACTCGTATGTTTTGCCATATAATTCAATCTTCATTATTTACCTCCAATAAAGGGCGGTGTTAAACCGCCCATGTATATTTTATTTACTTAATAGATTTTCCAACACTTCAACACGTTCTTTTAAATCTTTCACTTCGTCACGTTTGACATTCGTTGTTTTACCAATCTTGAAATTCACAGAAGCATTTGTCACCTTGGTAGAACCAAAAGATTGACCAACGTAGAACATTACGTTTTCATTCGGAGCATAGAACGCACCCAATGCACCAGCGTTTGCATTTTTGTAATGACCAAAGCCAGCACTTAGAGAGAATTTATTATGTGCATCGAAACCATTCCAGTGTAATGCACCAAGGGCGGATACAGATGCAATAGCGTTGTTTGTACCACGTTCCAAACGATTGATTTTATTGTCAATGTCGCCCAACACTTGTTGACCATTGCTTTCCAATATTGTAATCCGTTGTTCATGGTCAAGGATTGCGTGTTCATTTGCACGAATGTCTGCGGTATTGGTTGCCACACGACCATCAATGGTATTTACTTGGTTAGACAACCGTGTAATACGTGTGCCATTCGTATTGATTTCATCAACGGCTGCATACAATTGAGAGCCATTGACTGCATCCAAGGAATCTGCCGTGATACGACCAGCAGATACATTCTGTAATTGTCTGTTGTAATTATCTAAGTGGCTGTAAGTGTCAGACTTTTTAGAACCGAATGACACGGTAGAGTTTGGACTTTCACCAGCGAATACGTGTGCTGTTCCATTGATGTCCATTTGACCAAACCCCTTAGGTTCATACGTTTGAGAGTTCGTACCAATTGCCACACTATTTTGAACAGGGGCAGATGCGTTATTGCCAATTACAACGGCATCCACGCCACGGACAACATTGTGTGTACCAATAGATACTGCCCCTTGTGCATCCAATGTATTGTTCGCACCAATAATTGTTTGTTCAACATGATTGCCAGCATAATTGTTATACCCAAGTACAGTCGTTTGGTTTGCCGTGATTGTACCGTTGCCACCACCAAGGATGATATTGTCGTCACCATTCACCGTATTATCTCGACCAACAACGATTGTATTTGTACCGTTGACACTTGTGTTTGCACCAACGGCAATGCTATTATAGCCACTCACAGTAGGATTTACGGCAGATGGTTCTAAAGAGCCAAACGCAACTGGATTTGCGAACGCACCCATTGTTGCCATTGCGAATACTGTAGATAGAATTGTTGTTTTTGTTGTGTTATTCATTTGTTTTCTCACTTTCGTTTATACCATAGCATTTAAACTTTTAAAGAATTGCATAATGCTTTCATCTTTTTTAGCGTATGTTTCTTCGCCAAGGACTTGCCAATCGGAAGCCATAATAGCAGATGCATTAAGTGCTTGTAGCAACTTGTGTTCTGTTGATGTACACACATATATTTTCCCTCGTTTGAGTCGTAAACAAGACTCTGGTTTCCAATGGTATCTGCGAATGGCTTTACCATTCAACATATATTCAAATGCAGTACTAAATCTCATCTTCGTCCTCCTGTGGATGGTCTAACTTAGTTGGTAGCAATGTGATTGACATAACTGACATAACCATCGCTGCGAACCAATCGGAATCATTAAACAAAAACAATCGAATAAATGACCCAAGCAATAATACGATTGAACCCAAGCGTATCATCCGTAAAATGTCGTCCTCGATATATCTCTTGGTTTGTGCTTTTCGTTTCATAACTTCCTCCCTTGTAGTAATTCCCAAGATTTAAACAAGACATCATAGTCCAGATTCACATAAGTTCTATTCTTGGGATGCTTTGGACACGCAAGATAAATCCATTGTGAATCTTTTGTTCTGCGATGTTCGATTATCGCCGTAGGCTTAGTGTGACACTTACGACAACCGACCGTTGTTTGACATCGGTCTAAGATATGGTCAAACCCATCGCCATATTCTATGAAGTACTCACGTTTGTCTGGTAGTGTACGACCACCGCCAAATCCCTTGTATGCCATGTTATTTCACCAGTTTGGCGTGTTCCCACAAACTTTTTGATTTAGAATCGCTACTCCATGATGTCGCACCACAATCCCAAGCATATACTTTTCCATCCTTGTATTCCGCAAAATAGCGATAATAGTCCGCACTACCAGATGTATGTGAAACAATTATTTTTGTATCAACAGGAACATTTTTCCAGTCAACAACATCAATATGTTTGTCAATCTTAATATATAAATACGATTCTAACCATTCTTGTATGACGGTCACTTCTAATGAACTTACAATAGCAGTCCTTTTATTACCATAACAATGCATATATTTATTATCTTCAAAATATGGTTCTTGTTCGGATGCAATATATACCCTTATAGTTGGGTCAAAGAATATATACCTGTAGCCTTTGTTGTATAAGTCCTGTAAAAATGACTTAACACCGTCTTGCGTTAAATATTTTGATTGTAACATAATTTCTCCCTATAAGTGAACAATAATAACCGATGTATCTTGACCGATACGCATAACTTTTGTTAAAGACCACCCCTGTTCAAAATACGGTTGTAAAACATCCATATAATGAAACCCATGTGGTATCTCATAACATTTTCTTTTCATGTAAACCTCCAATGCTTAATCATTTGTTGTTCTGATATAAGAATATCATATGATTACATTTGTGTCAATAACAAAATAAAAAAAAAAGACGGAAGAAATTAATCTTCCGTCCTATAGTGCCATAATGCACAATCGTCAATTTCACACGCCTGTACTTCCGCAAGTGTACCACAACAACATTCACGGCATTTCTTATGAATTGCATCTAGTGGTGTCTTCGGTTTCGGTGGCTTGCGTTTACGTTTGGTTTGTGCTTTTGATTTAACAACCTTGGTTTGATTCTTTGTTGGTTTCTTAGTTGTCTTCTTGCGTGCTCCTTTAAGTGGCATTATGTACACACTTTCGCAACTCTTCCAGTTCCAACACATGGTCAATGTCGGAATGAACACGAATTGACTTTTTGTTTCTTTCCCCAGATAACTCTACGATGGATGTGCCACAATCCAATGGACGATAACCCTTGTCTGCGGAATAACCGCCCCAACCAAGGAATGAACCAGATTGTATGTCGTAATGTTCAGTCATTGACCAAGCCTTGGCAATACGGTTTGGTGTTGCCACATGAGTTTTCTCCCAATTGGTTTTATGCAAGTGTTCATAGAATGTGATGTCCGTATGTAACCATTCCATCGCCGTTGGTTTCTTTGCGTTGTGTAATGTTCCAATAACATACAGATTCTTATTGACATTAAAGAATACGCTTGCCATACCGTGGTAAAACGGTACGTTTAGCAGCTCTGCTAACATCTGCTCTGGTATTAACTTGTTGTGTTTCAACGCACGTTCATATCCATGGTTGCCAGAACGACAAAACAAGATGCGGTCTTTAATCGGTTGTAATAAATGATAAGCGGTCAACACTTGGTCGCCACCGTGTTCCGATTGTTCAAACACAGATGATGCGGAATTGGTTGTGGCATTATCCGTAGAATCACCACCAATAATCAAATATAGATTATCAATGGCTTGTACCTTAGTTAAAAAGTCTTCAAACTTTTGTCTATTGTGATAGATATTACCAACGTGTATATCGGATACATCCGCAATGTATGCACGGTCTGCATCCACACGCATATCTAATTTGTTTGTATTCAAAGAATGTTCTGCGATATTCAAATGCGTTCCTCCATGTCGTTTAATCGTGTGCATTGCTTGCCACAGTAATTACAAATTGTTTTCTTGTCACCAAAACACTCGTCAAGATATTCAACGGCTTTACAATGGAATGACTCACGATGTTCACCCTTGTAGATGTGATATTTCTTGAATGTGTTTCGTGCAGAATCAAATGGATAATTCAATTTGTCTTTTGGCGTTGATGCAAAATATAAATTCTTGACTGGTTGAAACATATCAACGTCAACCGTGTTTTCTTCCATGAGTTGTAATACGATTTCTTTTGCTTGTTTCTTGACCGTTTTATACTTGGAGCAGACATATGTATACGACAATCCGAGTTCTTTGGCAATATCCTTTAGTTTCTTGCGATAACCAGCACGTAGAATTAACAATTGTGTGTTTTTAACGCCCAATTCAGAACGCAACCGAATCAACGCATAAGACATTCTCTCAAATTCTTCTTGTTGCAATACAATGTCTTCTGGTGAGTCTGCATAATCAATTGACCGCAAACGGTTCAAACGATTTAAAATCCGTTGTTTTTGTTTATTCTGTGCGAACTCGTCAAAAGAATATTGTTTCTCAAACTGTTGTATTTTTGTTAAATTACTCATGTTTGAACACATGAATTGTGTAAATCTATTCATTCAACCACCCTATAACGACTGTCAACACCAATAATTTTCTTCGACCGCTCTCCAATGGACTGACATCGGTCTGTTCTAAAATCACATTGAACGATTGTACCGATGTATTCTCCATTGTGATATATCTTACGGAAATTACCATTGGTTCGCTTCTTTTGTTGTCGCTCGGTTTCTTCGTCTTCTCTCACGAAGATTACCTCTGGTGATATATCGTATAAATATTGTTGAATCGTATCTCTACACTCCCCATAAATAGAGATACGATATAATTCCCCATTCTTGAACATATCCACTAAATACATAAATCGTTTCATGGATTGTTTTTATCTCCCATTATTTGTTCGTTGAACCAGTGCCACCTGTGCGTTCTTTAGTTGTATCATCGTTATCAATCAGAAAATATTTTGTGAAAATACCTTGGACGATACGTTCGCCAGCTGCGATGGTTTGAGTTTCATCACCGTAGTTATATAAAACCACCATGATTTCACCCTCGTTTTCTTCGTTGTTATAATAATCGGAATCAATAACCGATGCACCAGTCGCCAGCATTAATTGGCGTTTAATACCAAGGCTTGAACGCACTCGTAAATCTAAGTATTCATCATATGGCATATACGCTTTAACGCCAGTACGAATTAATACAGATTGCTTTGGTTTAATCTCATAATTATTATATGCGTAAATGTCATAGCCAGCACTATGGATAGAACCTCGTGTTGGTAATTTAACAGGCGTTTCCATTCGTGAAACAACTTCAAAACCTCGTACTCGCTTTACTATTGGTTTAAGACCGTGTTGTTTTCGTATTGCATTTATTGTTTGACCCATAATCAATCCTCCGTTATTCTATACCAAAACTTCAACAGTAATATACTGTCGTCCAAACTGAATTGCATCTTCGTATGATGGCATCCAGATGTCAATGGCATTGGAATAACCACCACCGAATCTATCTTTAACAACATACGTTCGACCATTGATAATCACTCGTGTGCCAAACGGTAAATCATCACTTGCGATTGCTCCATCGTGAGTCCATTCACCGTTTGCCATTGTACCACGGTCTGTGTATGCAGATACCTCGGCTTGCATTTGATATGCATATGTTTGCCCCATACACATACCAAAGAATACGCAAGCTGCAATCAATAATTTTTTAATCATGCTTACCTCCTATGTATAATAAATACCCAAGTGCAAACATCAGTATCACAAGACACATCCGTTGTACAATCACCAATAAAATTAATGCGGTTAAACCGTCCATGATTCAACTGTAGATGCGATGTCTGCGAATTGTTTCTGTAGTCGGTCTTGTGCCATATACCCAAGTTTCATAACCCAGATTACTGCGGTTTCCAAGTCGTAGCCATTCACCAAAGCACCAGCGATAATCTTATCAACTTTAGATTTGTTTGGTTCATCTACGGCATACACGCAGATGTAATCGTTTCCAACGTGTTCGTGTTCTTTAAGTACCCAATGTTCATGTGGTTTTAAATCATCTGTTACTTGTAGATAGATTTTAAAATCAGTAATGTCGATTACATCGTCTTCGTCAACTAAGCCAATGTCGCACAAGCATTTATCATAGGCTTCGCCCTGTAGAAAAGTTTGTCGTTCGATTTCTTCACAATCTTCTTGTATATCACCAGTCAAGTAAACAACCCAATGAGGGCAACTATCACGAATATCTTCGGCATCTGTAGACTCGATTGGTGTCAATTGATATGAAAAACCATCAAACCACACAAGATGTAAACCCCACATCCCATTAGTACCATCTGTATTTGTCAATTTTTGTTCTAGCATTTGTATTCTCACTCCGTTATGGTGTAATATCGTACACCTTAAATTCAATTCTTGGGTTTTCACTATAGCGTTTGCGTGTGATTACATCGCACACTTGGTTATCATCAACCCATATAACGCCAGATAACGCATCCATAACGCCTTTTAGTACATTGTCAATATCTGGTTTCTTCGTTGGTAGAATCAATCCATCGACCATATCTTGATGGTCTTTTTTGCGAACACTGGAGGGGATTTTACGGTACACATCAAGTTCAAACAATAATGGCACATCAGTCAAATCCTTTGGGTGTTCTATTGAATCCTTAATTAGCTGCTTGTAGGCTTTTGACTTTGGAGGGTCATAGGCTCTTACAAAACGACCTCGTCCGCTTAACCGTGGTCTTCCCTGTGGTACTGGGTCGCCCATGACAACCCCAGAATAAATTAACTTCATTATAACTCCGCTTTTGAATACAATCGACTAATAGCATCTGTCATATCGTCACAAGCCTTGTCAATCAGATGAACGGCTTCTTGTTCAGATAATTCAGACTGCATCATTCTTCTACGAACCTCTGCTTTTAGTTCGTTGGTTCTGTAATCAATTATTGCAATCATGTGTAATTCCTTGACCATATTCTTGTTTCTCCCTTTGGATGTCACGATTGATATTGTCAACCAATGTTTTTAAGTGTGATAAATCTTTGGAATTATTGATTGTATAATCACACATATGTTTCATTGCATCGACAGATGTTTCTGACACATCGTTCAGTTTGGATGTATCGCAAGAGCCATCACGTTGTTTCATTCGTTTGATACGCTCTCGTTTATTCGCAGAAATGAATATGGACTTTCTGTAATAGGGTTCTCCAACGTCCAATTCTTGCAACATCTTTAGTTCGTTTTCGTATCGGCAATCCGTCACGATGTAACCCTTTGGGTTGTCTTCGATTAATTTGTTGCGGAGAACGACTATCCAAAAGTCTTGAAACAACGCTCGTAAACCGTTGCCTAACGATTGTAAATGACCACGTTGTTTACCGTCAAGAACCGTTTTTTCAATCGTTTGTACAACTGGTAAAATACCACTTAATTCTTCAACGGAATGTCCACTAAGAGAGGACAGATATTCCATACCAGCGTTGACACCTTGTTCTTGAATCACATGGATTGTTTCTTTTAAGGCATCGGCAAAAGCATATCTCGGTAAATTGTCGCACAACAAATCTGCCACCGTATCTTTGCCACTACCAGCACGACCAACAAGAATCATTGTACGTTACTCCCTACAGTGTCCGTTGTATCTTTCACAACTTCAACATCAAAATTAAATCCAAAGATTTGTTGCATCCGTTCTTGTGTTGTGTACTTTGTATAGCGGTTTTTATCTGGGAAATATAACCGTACTCGTGGTGCAAGATAACCAGCTTGTGTTTTCTCCCCATGTAATTTTGTGCATAAGTAGAACTCATCACCGACTTTAACTTCGTTGACAAAAGCCGTTCGGCTTTGTCGCTTAATCGCAGTAATGCGATACTTGTCAATGGTTCTAAATTCCTGTGTTTTGATATTAACCATGTTCTTCCCCTATGAGTTATAATACGGACAACAATATGACACCGAGCAATAATCCTTACATCTACGACCCATTGGATACGTTTTAGACACCCATCTGTCTTTGGCGGAACATTGTCGTGGCATCTTATTGGTTTCAATAGCAGTCACCAAAGCATCTTTTTTGTATAATGCATAATCAAGTAATCGTTGGTCATTCATCTTTGGTAGCTGCAATAGATAACATTGTTTATCCAAGTTGAATGTCTTGATTGTATTGATTGGTTCTTTAATGATTACTTGTAGGAACATATCTTTGATTGGAATACCATGTTTATTCAACAGTATTCTGTATAGATTTTGTTGTTTACAGTAATCACCATAATGATGCAAACCGTCATAAAACCATTGTTGTCGCATCTCTGTTTCACCCTTGCGTTTACCACGAGTGATTGTATATGGTCGCCACAAAGGTCTACCACCCATCATTGTCGCACACTTGTATGCACCAACGACTTTGTAATCGTATAACGTGTGATGCTCTAGGTCAATACAGTCCATCTGTCCTGTGAGACCCTCATAGTTTAACCTAAACTCACCAGCGTAGTTATGTGGCAAACAGTTTTCCAATATACCATGAACCGATGTACCAACCGTTGCAGCAATGGATGAAAACGGATTAATGGTTTCATTATGAGTTGCCTTTAGATACATATAAAGCGTTGGTGACAACACCTCGGTGACACTAAAGTTTGTTCGGTTTAAGTCACGAACACGACTCGCATTAACCAACAACGGTTTCGCCAAACATCGTTGACCCATACGGCATTGGTTCATGCAATCTTTGACCAAAATGGTTTGACCATCTGGACATAAAAACGAATTTTCTTTCATTGTTTGTAACCCCATATATTAATTATACAGTATTTTACTGTGGTTGTCAACTATGGGAAACAAAAAAAAGACACCTAAGTACGAAAGGAGGTAAAATACTTAGATGTCTTCTTTTTGTTTGTGTTCAGAATAAACACTCATGATGATATTTTTTGTTGCGACGATGGCTTACGTTCCATGCATATCACGATGTCGCAACTCACCGACCAGTATCTGATAAATACTGGATTTTAGCCAGCTGCACACAGATGGATTTGAACCATCATCAATTTGTTTTACCCTTAAACTATGTGTGCATCCAATGGGTTGAGATTTTACCCCAACCCTTTAGGAGGAAAAATTATGCGTGTATCTTTGGTATCACCAAAGTCAACACGATGTATGCCAGCCGAATGATAATCCCTTAAGAAAACCATTCGGTGATGCGATGCCGTAACATTACACATCTTTGGCTCTGGAGGAAAGTGTGAGATTTGAACTCACGGAACATTACTGTTCTTCGGTTTTCAAGACCGATGCATTAAACCAGACTCTGCCAACTTTCCATGTGGCTCTTGAGGCAAGACTCGAACTTGCAACTCTCTGGTTAACAGCCAGATGCTCTACCATTGAACTACTCAAGAATAAATGCAATCACCTCATGTGTGGTCGATTTGAACAACCATCTTCGCATTGCGTGAGATATTCTACCGTTGAACTAACACATGATTATTGCGTGGTATATACAGTAAGACATCCATGGTATGACAAACCTATAACGGCAGTATATAAGTGCCGAATGGAGGATGGTACAGGATTTGAACCTGTGGTTGTTTTTTAGACAACATTTCTTTAGCAAAGAAACTCAATAACCCACTCTGACAACCATCCATGTGAGTGGGTTGAGAAAACAGGGTACCTCCGTTCTCTCTCTAACGGCAAACCAACTCATACCGACCACCATGGTTGCGACCCATAGTGGATTTACCTTGTGGAGAATGTTGGATTCGAACCAACGTCTTCTACTTCGTACACTCTGAACCGTCAAATTTCTGGAGTCGAACCAGTATGTTGAACCTCATAGTGCTTTACCATTAAGCTAATTCTCCATGTCTACCGCCATGCAAACCTTGTTGCATCATTCAATCACCCAAAGATTGCAATCTAGGTGTCTTCATGTTCGTATACGTCTATACTCATCGGCGGTAGATGTGTATACACTTCGTTGCTTATCGCACTTCAACGACTGCGGATTTTAACGTCTGGTCTGACGGCAGTAAGAAATTCGTAGTATAGTAATAAAACCTACATTTCTACATATGATTGTTGTCGCATTGTTCTTGCGTGTGCAATTATGGAATGGCACAAGACCCTAGGTTGACATCTCTAGTGATGGTTTACAGTTATCTCTGATATGTTTTCTCGTCACATATAACGCTTACTGAGTGACGGCAGCAAGCACCGTATGTTTGATTTGTTGTCGTGTAATCAATTAACACGTGTTGTCTTTTTGGGATGTGTACAACAGGCACACCTTTTGATAAACGTTTGCTTGTAGCAATAGAACTGTACAGGAATCGAACCTGTTAGTCAGACATGACAATTTATGCTAATAGTGACCATAACCCAGCAACAGTCCATGTGTGCCAATGCAAGTAGGGGCAACCACTTACATCGGCTATGTTAAGAAAGGAGGCGTAGCACTTAACTACAGTATTATATTAACATATATACACAATGTTGTCAACAATAAAATACAATAATTTATCCAAAATAATTGATTTCTTCCATTCTCGTGGTTTTATCGTTGACTTTATATTGGAATATATCCGCTGGTCCTCGTAGTTTTCTGCGAGATTTACCAATCTTAATACATGATACATTCTTGATTTTGTCACGTTCGTCAAAATCCAATTGTGTATCCGTCTTGTATGGTCGCCACAGTAACAACACAATATCGGCAATTGCTTTGAGGGCATTAGCACCTTTGATATGCCTTAGCATGGCTTCATACGGTTTTTTCTTTTTGTCGCCATTGTATGTGGACTGTGATTCCTCGTTAAATTGACAAAGCATGAACAAAATTAGATTGAATTTCTTAACGTATTCTTTCATCTGATTAGCGTTCTTAGACAACACAGGAATATCATCAATCTGTGGTATTAAATGAAAGTGGTCAAATATAACAAAATCAACAGAAAAATCATTGGCATAACACGCTTCGGTGATTTTCTCTAAGTCGTCAATAGTCTTATTCGGTTCATCAACAAAGCGTACACGTTTGTCTAATACGGCAGATACTTTAGAGTATACCTCAACGCCTTGTTCGGTCTTCAACATCTCAACCAAAGTATCCTCATCGACACCCAAGATTTCTTCCACAATGTTCGCTAAGAATTGACCCCTTGGCATCTCCATTGAGAAAATTAATAGATTGTCTTTGGAATCCATCAACCGATGTGCAGCAACTTTAGCTGCAACAAATGATTTACCTTGGTTGGTATATGCCCCAAGCAATACGATTTCTCTACGCTTGACACCATTTAAGGCAAAATCCAAAGATGGAAACCCAAGTGGAACACCATCTTGTCCAATGAATGATTTTAAGTCGTCAAACGAATCAGAAAAACCATGTGTTTTACCCCAAAGTTCTTCTTCATTGGTGGCAGACACATCGAGATATTTCTTGACATCATCAATAGAACGACCCCATCGCTTTGCCAAGAGTGTGGCAATATCGGCAAGAACCATTGAATCATGCACAGATTTACAAAACCGAGATGCCTTTTTATATTGGTCTTCTTGTTTTGGGTATTCTTCCAACAAGACATTTAAACAAGCAATATCCAAAGGCTCTGTTTCAAGAGAACCAATGGAATATCCTTGGGATAACAAATCATTGTAATCTTTACATTGTTTCAATGTTACACCTCTGGGAGTGTAATAACAGTATTAGATTTCTTGCAATATTCGTCTACATAATACTGGTTTTTAGCACCATTGTATGTAACTTCCCAATATGTATGATTTAGTGCATCATTTGTAGACATTACTAAGGCTTTGTGATTTTGTAATGTCTTGCAAAACCAAACAATGTTTAAAGAGCGATATAAATCATCTCTATCAATATTGTTTTCACTTGCCATCAATATAGCCTTTTTACAATTCTCAATAAAACTATTCATGTAACCTCCTGTGGTATTCAATAATCTTTTTCCCAAGTTCGTAAACAATCGGTATAGACACGGAATTGCCAGCTTGTTTATACAGTTGTGCATCTGATTGGATTGGACGAACTATGTTAAACTGTTCATCGGTAAAACCTTGTAGTCGCCAGAACTCTCTAGGAGTCAACTTACGTATCACATTGGGATTTCTACCTAATAGAATCTTTGGTTCAATACCACCACCCTTGACACACGTCAAAGTCGGAGATAAACCATCTGGTGAATAGATGCGACCTCGTTGTGGATTGCCACCAAAAGAAGTCGTATGGATTATGTTTCCGACTTGAACAATAGATTGTTCGCTTTGGTTGGGTCGATATAATACTTCGGATGGACAGTCGTTTCCAAGATGTCCGATAATGAACAACCTTTCACGGTTTTGTGGTAGTCCAAAGTCTTTTGTGTTGTACACACGCCATGCGATACTGTACCCTGCTTTGTCCATTTCAGACAAAACGCCGTAAAATCCCCATCCGTTATCAATTGACAAGAGGTTTTTAACATTCTCAATAAGCAACCATTTGGGTTTATGTTCTGTTTCATGTAATAACCTCGTGACTTCATAAAATAAACCACTTCGTGTGTTTCCCATGCCGTCTTTCAGTCCAGCAATGGAAACATCTTGACATGGGAAACCGAATAACCATAAGTCTGCATACGGCATCTCTGTACCGTTTAATGCACGAACGTCTGGTGAAAACCAAAGATTATCCGTTGGATATAACGCACGGTATGATTGTTGTGCGTATTTATCTTGTTCGCACCAACCAACACATTCCATACCAGCTTTGGTTAAACCAGAATGAAAACCGCCAATCCCAGCGAATAAATCAACGAATGTTACCATTTTGATTTTTCTCCAGTATACCATTCTTGGTATTCGCTATTGTCGTTTTCAATGTATACTCTAATGTTATCATTAAACAGATACGTAATCAAGTCTTTTTTAGACTTAAATAACGATGGTTTGACGATACCGTAACTTTCGTGGTCAACGTATCCATCTTGATTATTACATCGAACGATTTCACAACCAATATCTTCAACCATTTCTTTTATGGTTTCATATTCGGTTGATTCATGCAATTCTTCCGATGTGTCTGCCATTTGTGTTAACAGATATGAAAACTTTTCTTGTGGTGTACACAATGGTCTGCCATTCCAACCGAACTCACCAAGCCATTCATAAAATGTATATCCTCGGTAGTGGTCTGGCACCTCGTCAAGACGATACATTGGATTGCTAAAGTCATGTTCTTCTGTTGGTTGATACCAGCGAGAACCACGCAAGATATATTCTGTGCCATACGCAAGAGAATGTGCGGATGAACTGTTGGTTTCAAATACACCATTACGAATTAATTTCATACTTATTTACCTCCAAAGCAACTGTCCAGTCGGATGCTTGTGTATCATCTACTGTTGGTGTATAAAGGCTTTTTACCTTATTGTCAATTAACAGATAACCTAAGTGATAACAATTGTTACCATCCTTAAGGACATCGTAAATTAAATACACGCCATCTTTCCAAGATTTACGTCTTACGCATTTATATTGAGAAACACACCAATACATGGCTGCATTATAATCCATTGTTTCTTTTGGTTTATCAACCCAGTTTTGCATGATGTCAGAATTGTCATTTTCAATATGGATTACAATATCGTTATTAAACAGATATGTCAATAAATCTTCTTTGGTTTGGAACATATCTTTTGTGACGACATTCCAAGATTGGTGGTCAACATATGCATCAACTTCAGAAGATTCACCGTATTCTTCTGGTAGATTGACAACGATGTCTAATTCGTTTAACCATTGTATTACTTGTTTGAAAAATGGGTCTTCTTTAATGACACCCCAAGTCTTATATTGATAAACGGACGACATTAAATAACTAAGTTTTTCTGCTGGAGAAGATAACATATCAAATCCCCAACCGTACTCATCAAAGTATAAAGGCATATACGAATACATTTCGTATTCCTTTGGTTTCTTTGTTAGATGCAATTCTTTTGTGGCAAAACACAAGTCTTCTTTTGGTTTGTAATTGTAATCACGCAAGACATTGTTTTTGTATGCCAACGAATGTGCAGAACTGGAGTTTGTTTCAAAGACTCCGTTGCGTATTAATTTCATCACTTCGTTACCTCCTGTCTGGCGACCCAGTAATCAAGAATTTTCATCTTATGTTCTACTTCAATAAAACGAATAAGATATCTTTTCTTATTATTGTATTCTTCATAACATTCTAACATATAGTAGCGACCATTAGACCCCATATATATATCTTGAACCTTAGCATAAAGACTATCAAAGTATAATACAATATGTTTAACTCGGTCTAAACAGTTCGGCATCATATCAGTATCACAACGAATACCAACTGGGGATTCCAATAGGCACTCTAAGGAATGTTGGTCTTGTGAATCCATTAGTATTCCTCCCTAGTATTCAGCCATTACCTCATATTGGCGAACATCAATCACGATGTTATTATCAAATAAATATTTGTATAAATCTTCTTTAGTTTCAAACATTTCTTGCTTAACAACACCGTTGGTCGGAACTGATTCAACAATATCGTCTTCATCGTACCCAATTTCTTCTAAGTAGATGCCGATGTCAGATAACCATTGTTTTATATGTAGATAAAATGGGTCGCCAAACACTTCGTCAACCAAAGATTCGCTATAGATTTCCATTAGTAAAAACCATAATTTATCTTGTGGTGTGGACAATGTTTGTTCTTTCCATACATAGTCCGTGAAATGGACTTCCCAAGACTGGTCGTTAAACATTGGAGTAAAACCAAGAACCCCAAACTGTTGTGTAATTGTTTGTGTTTGTGACGGTTTAGCCAATTGTAATCTTGCGACATATGCCATAGAATGACAAGAAGAACTATTGGTTTCAAACACGCCTACTCGCTTAAGAATCATGCGACACCTCCTGTGATTCGCAATATTGAAAATACGAACGTAAATCAGTTTCGTCAAACCGTTTGATGTTATTCCGTGTTCGGCTGGATGGTGCAAAATATTGTTCCACCGCATTGATATACATGGAATGTTCGCCTTGGTAAAACGATTTGTATTCTTCATCTGTTATCTTACCACGGATTTCCAATTGTTGCAACCCCAAGTTATCAAAAGATACAATGTCAAAGATTTTTGTCAATTGCATAATATTTGATTTCCATTGTTTGTGTTGTTCCGTATTTAAGTTGACTTTACCACGGTTAAACCCAAAGTCTTTTTCACCCAAGATTAATAACTTGCGGTATTTGACACCCAATTCTTTTACATCCTCAAAGTCGTCAATACCATTAATTGCATGAATAACCGTATGTGGATATTCAGCAATCCAATCTGGTAGTGATAAACAACCCTGTAATGAACGATAAGAGATACCAAGACCATATATATATGGCATCATCTCTTTAAGCCGTGTGTCGCCATATTGTAAGATATAACGCTCGTTCATTGTAATATTGACAACCAATCCAAGTCTGTATAAGTTCTTGACAAATTGCACAAGATTATCCGTTACTTCGTTTACGCCTAGAGCGATTTCTGTTCCACGTGGTAATTTTGCATCCATCAATACTTGTTGTAGAACACCATAGTGACATTCCTGACCATCAACCAATGCAGATTCGTGACAAAATGCACAAGTAGATTTCTGCGTTTTCACGTTATAACCATATGGACATTGTGTAGATACACGAATATCAATATTGAGTGGTGTCTGTAGTGTCAATGGTTCGTTATCTGGGTATTCAATAATACGTGTGCCATCTCGTAAATCAAGCCACACGCTGGCGTTGCCGTTTCTGTATTTCATAATTTTTCCTCGTTTCGCTTCGCTACACTAAATTTAAAAAATGTATTTATCGTTGATTGTAAACGATTGCTTTAATTCGATGTCAACATTAAGTTGGAACAATGCTGCAACACCAATCACAATCATTGCGGTCAATATCTTGGCAAGCCAATAGACACCAAAGATAAAACATACGAATGTTGGTACATCGTTGATTTTATACACGTTATAAAAATCAAGAACACCCAATAATACAATATAAGTCGCAATCCAAACAAATCGTGTGAAAAAGATATAATGTTTTTCCAAAAAATCAATCATTGGTTTTCTCCATTTCGTTTTTAACAAATGTCCCCCATTGAGATGCCATTGCTCGTGCGATACCATCAAATGTTTTAGACCGTAATTTTCTGCGTTCTGCATCTGTTTTTGCATTTGTCAACGCATCACAGTACCATTTTGCACCACTGGAGGATAAGAACGTACACGGTGGATGTGCAATCATTAAATCCCATTTGTCAACAAACACAAGATTGCCACTTTGGGTAACTCCACCCTTGCGTTTGATAACATCGAATATATCTACATTAAAATGCCACTCTGGATGCTCTCCAGAACACTCTACGATGTCACAACTATAGGCATTAAACCCAAGTTCCCTAAAGGCTTTACAGACGGTTTGTGACTCCTCACAAGCAATTAATACGTTCATTCAAAGTCAACCTCCTGTACCCAACTAGGTAAATAGTAGAACCCATTATATTCTGTGATTTCTAAGGGTAGATATTTAGTATTGTCTTTAATAAGAACGTGTTCTTCGCAACAACACTTAAAGTCATTATCGCCAAATAAGTTTTTAATAGATACAACTTTCATAATTTTTGCCTCCGTGATAAAGCTGGGATTTAAAACCCAATAGGACGAACATTTTTTGTTAATTGGGAATCCAATCCCAAAATACGATGGATTTCAACAATACCTTTTGGTCGGTATACACTACAGTACAACTGACCATCGACAATATCAATGTCTTCTACCTCGAACCCCTTAGGAAGTTCAACCATCGTCTTTACATTATTAAATGTATCATAGATTACGAGATGTGTCAAGGTTGTAAAAACAATATTATCCAAAAACACAAAAGCACCATTGTTATTAATATCTTCGTTGACACAATCAAGTTCATATTCACGTACAAACTGTGGTTTATTGTCGTTTGCCACGCACTTATATTCTTGAATTAAACGAATGTTCTTTTTGTATGGTCTAATGGATACAAACTTGTGTGTATATGGGTCATACGCTACGTTAAAGACCTTGTATGGCATTTTTATTTCTTCTTTGACTGAAAAGTCTTGTGCATCCAAAGCCGTCAACAGAAAACCATCTACGGTTGCATTTGTAGTATAAATAACATCGGTATCACGCCGATAAGTTAACGTATTCATATGTCCTAAGCGTGGTTTATCGTTGAAACGATGGTTGCTAAGAGTAGAACCATCATAACTAATGCGAAAAACATCTTGGGTTTTATTGTCACCAGAGATGGTAGCCAAGATGAATTGCTTGCGTTTTGTATCCCAGCAAAAACCTTGGCATTGATTTACTGGGGTAGATAACTCAACTCGTGTAATCAATTCAGTTTCAAGCATTGCATATCCTCCAGTTGTCCATAGCTATAGGAATCAATCCATTTCATTGAACCATCGTCTAGCCATTTATATACAGACATAAAATAATGCGGATTATCAAAGTCATTATCAAAGATACTGATTGAATTGACATACTCTTCTGCTTCGGCATACAACAGTAATTTATCTTGCATCTCTTGACTGAACAAACCTAAGATTTCTGGGAAATCCTTGGGGGAATCTACAAATTCATAGAACGAAACGGCACATGATGTTCTTTCTGTTGCTTCATTGTAAATACCCTCAATGTTTTCCTCGTCTAGTTTATTCAAAGTATCGTACCAACGTTGATTATCTTGTAAGCGTTTGTCGATTTCAGATTGCAACTGTAGACATTTTTGTTTGGCTTCGTTAAATGATTCATACATATATTCGACATCTTCGTGATAGTCTTCCCATTGTCCACAACCGTATTTAACCATGTGTATTATCTTCATTTATTTTCTCCTAGGATGAAATCATAGAACGACATAAAGTCTTTAAAATCGGTTGATTGTTGTGTTACCGTATTATCTGCCGTGATTTTATACCCAGCGTAAACATGGATATTATACAACGTATCACCAATGATTAATTCTGTTGGATTATTAATTGGTTCTACAAAGTTAAACATCGAATTAATCTCAAATAGCTTATCCTGTAAGTATTTATCCATTGTCTTCCTCCGCTAATGTATCCATGGCAACATAATCATCATGATGTGGCTTACGTTTTAAATACTCGATGTATTCATTGAACGCACCAATGTTACTGAATTGATTCACACAGTTAGTTGGAACATCGTCAAGAAAACGAATGGAAATCCATCCATTGTCAAATTGCGTAATAAACCGATACCCATTTACAGTATACTCTTTGTTAATCATTGATGATACACAAGTACCATCCAATAGTGCATATCCCATTGTTTTACCCAGCTTTCTTAAAACCACAACGATTTCTTGTTTTGCCTTTGCGATTGACACAACAACGCAAACACAGTTTGTTCGCACTATTGTATGGTGGTTCGCAATACTTACAAAAACAAGTAATCCACATATGTTTTCTCATTCCGATTCTTTTCGGTAAGTTATCATAGTTATTCATTTGTTTTACTCGGATATTTAACCACACGCACGTTTAAATCTGGTGCGTACTTATTGATGTCTTCCCTTGTTTTTAACAATGCTTTACGACCAGTCGCATCACACTCTGGATTGTCAACCGCCAATGCAAACGTAATATCTCCGTTGTATCGCTTTTGTAATTCCCAGAGCAAACCAATCTGGTCTTTTGTAAGTCGTCCACCCAGATACCCAACGCATGGAATACCCTGTTGGTGTGCGGACATGACATCAAGATACCCCTCGGCAACATGAAGTACCCCATTCGGATGCAACATTTTAACCGCACGATGGTAATTAAACAACAGTTGCCGTTTAACGAATACATCGTCTTCTTTGGTATTCTTATATTTTGGTTCATTGGTTTCTTCCAATCTTCTCTTGGAAAACCCAACAATACGACCATACGCATCTTGAATCGGTATGACAATACCAGACGATTGTACACCCAAGAATCCACCCTTGTCATATCCAATTAAAAATTCTTCCAACATTTCATCATTAATGCCACGTTTGACATTCATGTATTCACGAACGGCATCAACGGCTTTGTGATACTTAATGGCAACTTTAGTGTTCTGACCAACGATGCTTTTTTGTTTTTGATACACAGGGTCGTCCGTAGACACCTCGTATTTTTCTGCCAAGGCTTCAACCGCTTGATAGAACGGTAGACCCTCTACTTCGGAATAAAAGCCAATTGCATCACCAGATGAACCGCATTTGTGACAATAGTATCTGTCACCAAGAATACAAAACTCTGTTGGGTTATCACCATGACATATTGGACAAGTACCCCTTGGAATTTTACCACCGTTTCGTGAAAGGGTCGTATATTCTTCAACCAACTCTTGCAAGTCAATCTTGTACTTTAAGGTTGAAATTGTATTCATCTGGGTATTCCTCCTGTAGTGTTTTTAACTGTTGTTGCAACTGATAATCAATAGATGGGTCAATGCAACATTTTAAGTCATACAATTGACTGACTGCCGTTCTAATAGCAATAATATCGTTGTCTTTGCAGATGCAATCAAACGGAATATACTGCGGTACGTTCTCAATATGTGTGATAAAGTGTTGCTCTCCGTTGCCACATAGACTGTAAACAGACGAATGGTCATACAAGAACAATGTATCTTTTGGATTGTATGGCTCTTGATAGATATTCGCCAGATTGATTAAAGTATCGTACAAATAGTATATGACTTTAGATATATCATCGTTGGTTGTGAATATCTTGTCCAAAAACTCATATCTGTTTTGGTAAAAGTCTTCAACCGATAGAACACCATCTGGAAGAACATCATTGATGCCAATAAACGTAAAATCTGTTGCTCGTTTTGTCCAAGCATTTTTATCGTTTTTCAATATCAAATAGCCGTCTTCTGTTTTCTGAATAGAACGAATATGGTTTGTCCGTATAAATTCTAACAGATTGACTAAGTTGTGTCTAACAATCGTTGCAGTTGTCAACTGTAGTCGAATAAATGAATCCATGCTGCGTTATCCTCCCCAATAATTAATGTCGCTTGATTCCCATAGTTCTCGTTCTGTGCGAATCTTGTGTTTTCTGTGACCGAATACGAATGTTCTGTTATAATTGTGGTCAACGATAAACAAATACGTTGTCACACAACGCTTATACCAACCGAATGTACAGTTGTCAGAATTTAACGTATACGATTCAACACGTCCGTTAAGTGTCAATCGAATAAGAGAACCAACGGAAAATATATCAAAGATGATAACCGACTTTGGCTCTTTTAACGAGGTCATAATATCTTCTTCTTTGGTGCATTTTAAGGTATACCAAAAGCGAAACTGTTTCTTTCGTCTGATTAGACCATTGACTGTTAATCGTTTAATATATCGTTTTGGTTTTGGTTGTTGTTTGTTTACGACCAAGAATCCAAGTTGTTTGACCTTACGCATTGTCGTTAAACCACTTTTCTAGGTCAAAGGCTTGCCGTTCACGAATGACCGTATTCGTATTCTTCTTGGCGAACTCTTTAGCATTGAGTTCGTTTGCTGCAATGAACACATCAGTAAGTGACATATCTGTCTTTTCAAGTGTGTCCATGTATTTATACAGTTTCAACATAGAGTTTTCATCAATCTGCATGAAGAACGAACGGACTTTAAAGAACTCTGAAGACGGTTTGCCGTTATGGAACGCACCATTAGTTGTACATTTCTTGAAGTACATCATAGCTAATGTCCATGCCTTTTTCTTAAAGTCCTTGTCGATAAAGTTTTGTGCCGTCATTGTATGACCTCCTTTCAATTTCTTTCCGACTTGATACACATACATTGTACCATACGTAAATGGACAAGTCAACACAAATTATTATCTGACTTGTAACAACCGCCAAGGGCGGTTACGGCTTTGCCGTTTTCTCCAGTTTCGTGTTATCTTTTGTATTTCTGAACGTAAGTGAAGAATACAAAAGATAACCAAACAAGTATTCACTTATGTTTTAACCCTAGGAGCATACCTTAGGTATGGACATAAGTTTTAACCCTAGGTGAAAAACATAAGAGAGAAAACCCTTGTATGAAACTTTTGTTTTCACATAGGGGTAAACTATAGTATTTCTTATGTTTTAAACTTAGGTTTGATAGGGTATCACAAAAGTCTAATTTTGTCAAGGGGTTTTCTTATGTATTTTTATGAATTTTAACCGTATATTCACACACAATATGCAACCAACGATTGAACGCCAAAATACCCAAGCCGTATTTGACTTGGGTTGATTTTGGTTTTCAATATTCTGTTTTAGACCAAGGTATTTTCTTTTGTTAGAATGGGATGTCTTCGGATGTATCAAATGTGTCGCTCATGGAAGAACCATAAGAGCCAACATCATCGGATGCAGAGCCACCAAAAGCACCACCAGCACCACCAGTTACAAGGTCAATGATTTGAATACCTTTGAGTTTGAGAGATACACCGTACATCATAGCAGTTTCGTATGGACGTACACCAATCCAAAGGGCAATTTTAGAGCCACTCCAGATAGCAGTCTTTTCATCCATTGGTTTTTTGTCACCGTCAACCAAACGAACCACATTCTCATGTGTGTTGCCGTCTTTGTCGGTAAACTCAACTTGCGTAGATGCCTTTAGTTGATAACCATAGTCTTTTTTCTTGGTCAATGTAAAGGTTGGACGGTCTGTTTCTTTACCGTTTTCTTCACGTTGTTTGCAAGTGTTGGAAGACTCCCAGATTTTAACCAACTTTTCTTTCAAGGTTTCTGCATCTGCATCATCCAAGTGCATTGTTACCGTGTACTTGCGACCACCAGCGAAGTCGTCAATGACTCCATTGATTTTCACAAACACAGATGTACCAACAGGTGTCATTACATCGGTAATTTTGTCAAGTGGTTTTTCTTTTGCCATATTCTTTTGTTCCTTTTCTGTTGAAAAATACTTATGCGGTAAAAGTTATCTGCACTTGTATTATCGCACAAGTTGTGGTATACTGTCAATAGTGAATTTGATAATTTCATCGGAGGTAAAAATATGGCAGATAACTTTATTCATACGCATCTACATTCACAGTTTTCAAACTATGGAATGAAAGATGCCATTAGTTCTGTAGATGGTATCATACAGCGTGTACACGAATTGGGGCAACGTGGGTTTGCATTGACTGACCACAATGGTTGTTCTGGATTGATTGACACATATGTGCATCTACAGAAATATAACAAGAAACATGGCACGGATTTAAAACTATTGATGGGGTCAGAGTTATACTATACGTATGATGTCACAATCAAAGATAAATCGTATTCACATATATTATTTCTTGCGAAGAATCAACAGGGATTGGAAAACCTGTTTAAATTGACAACGGAAGCACACAAGCATTACTATTACAAGTCAAGATGTGACCTTGATATGATACGCAAGTACTCACAGGGTTTAATCTGTACGTCTGCTTGCATGGGTGGATGGCTAAAGGGTGATAACAGAGAATCATTAATTCCACAGTTTAAAGACATCTTTGGTGAAGACTTGTATTTTGAAATACATACGTATCAACATGAAGACCAAAAGCGTTTTAATGCAATGGTGGCAGAAATGGGTGCAAAATATGATGTTCCATTGATTGCCGCTTGTGATTCTCATTATGTGCATGAAGAAGATTATGCTTTACATAAGGCTTTCCGTGGTCGCTCACAAGATGATGATGAAGACCAATACTATGGCTCAAACGACTTCTTTATCCAATCGGAAGCACAGGTGTTTGACCGTTTGTATCCACAATTCGGTATTGATATGGTTGAAACAATGGTTGAAAATACCAATGTTATTTTTGACAAATGCAATGCACATGTCGATTTCAATCTTGATGTATACCCTAAGTTTGTAAAAGATGGGGATGTAAAACCTGTGTTTCTACAGGCATTGCGTGAGGGATACAAGCAAAAGATTATCGGCAAGGTGACACCAGAATTTAAAAAGCGTGTTGACGAACGTGTTCCACATGAGATTGATATTTTGGAACAAGTTGGGTATATGGACTATTTGTTGATTACTAAAGATATTCTTGATGCGTGTCGCAAGCGTGACATCCCAGTTGGTCATGGGCGTGGATGCTCTGAAAAAGGCACAAAAGTATTAATGTCTAATGGCATGACTAAAAACATTGAAGATGTTCGTATTGGTGATATTGTGGTATCTCATACAGGCAACCCAAGAATAGTAGAGAATGTGTTCTCTTACAAGATTAAAGAGCCATTAACTACGATTAAAGTGTCTTCAAACGACCCAATGAATTATACGAATGACCATAAATTCCTTGCGATTAAGCAAAAAGAATGTGTTATGTATAATGGTAATACAAAATTACGGAAATACTGTTCAGTAAATTGTAAGAAAAAATGTTGCCATAAAATAAAGCCAGAACCGCAATGGATTCCTGTTGGAAAGCTAGAAGTCGGAGATTATGTTTTTTATCCAAAATGCTCTATTGATACAAAATATCAATTAGACAAAATTGATTTAAGAACATACCTCGATGGATACAGAGAAGAAAATGGACTAATTTTCTTAGGAAATCAGCATTTTGAAGCCGTTAAAAATAAATACAATCCATATTTATTAGTAACGGGGAACCTTGCTCGATTTATAGGGTATTTTATCGGCAATGGCTGGACTCATAAAAAAAATAACTGGAATTTTGGGTGTGCTTTCAATAATAAACAAGATAAATATAGAGAAGACTATATTTCTTTGGTACAATCTTTGTTTTGTCATGATGTTTCTCAAAGCTGGAATAAAAGAAATACTTGTGTTCAAATACACACATACTCTACAGTATTTGCCAAAGTGTTAAAAAAGATGCTTGGAGAAAATGCTGCAACGAAGCATATCCCAGATTTTTTAGTGCATGGCACTTTAGAGCAAAGAATAGAATTGCTAAAAGGTTTATTTGCCACCGATGGTTTTGTTCCAAAAATAATTACGGCTAAAGACAAAATAAACTACAGTTCTATAAATTATGAGTTATGCTCACAAGTTAAATTTATACTATCAACGCTTGGTATTGATAGTTATATACTAAAAAGAGTTCATAAAAAAGAAAACTGGTGTAACGAATACAAAACGGTTGTTAAACCAGCTTACTATGACAGATTTGTAGAATTGTTTGGCGAATGGTTTGATTGTTCTTTGTCTAAAAAGACGGCAAACCCTAATTTAGATTTAGATGATTATTTTGTTCATCAAGTCCATTCTATTGAATCTGTATCTGAAAAAGATACTACAGTATATGACATTCAAGTTGCAGTAGACCATTCATATATAGGTAATCAAACCATTGTTCATAATTCAGTTGGTGGATGTGAGTGTGCATATTTATTAGATATTACATCTTTGGATGCCATTACAAATAACTTGTACTTTGAGCGGTTTGCAAACCCCAATCGTGTATCACCACCTGATGTCGATAACGATTGCTCTAAGGTACGCAGAGGAGAAGTCATTCAATATCTCGAAGAAAAATACAAATATGTATACCAATGTCGTACATTTTCATACATGAAAGCATCTGGAGCATTAAAAGAAGCTGCACGTTGTTTAAACATAGACCATACCATCGCAGATGCATACTCAAAGAAAATCAAGGATGTTTCGTTTGACGATGATGAAGATTACCATGATAACGACCTAGAGTATGCTAAACTTGACCATGTAAACGATGGTAAACATCCAGAGATGTTTGAACTTGCTAAGAATCTAGTCGGTATCATGACTGGTTTTGGTAAACACGCATCGGCAGTCATTGTTTCAAACCAAGATATTACCAAGTATTGTTCTTTAGAAATGCAAAAAGATTCTAAAACAAAAGAAGAAACATTCGTGGCATCTACTAACTTTAAACATTTAGAATCAATGGGTTTTCTAAAAGAAGATATTCTTGGTCTTAGAACCTTGGATGTAATCAATGATTGTGTCACGATGGCTAAGGTGAAAGAAACACTTGACTTAGCAAAATTACCTTGGGATGATAAACCTACATTGGACTTGCTATGTAAGGGTGATACGCTTGGTGTTTTTCAAATGAAATCACCGGGAATGATTAGAACCCTCAAAAGTATTGCACCAAAGAACTTTGTTGATTTAATATCCGTAGTTGCATTGTATCGACCAGCGTGTATCTTAACAGGTATGCTTGATGAATACATCGAACGCCGCAATGGTAAACCATTTGAATACTTGGATGAACGATTAGAAGAACCGTTGGGTGAAACTTACGGCATTATGGTATTTCAAGAACAAATCATGCGTGTGTGTCAGATTATCGCTGGATATTCAATGGCAGAAGCCGATACTGTAAGACGTGCGGTTGGTAAAAAAGACCACGATTTAATGCAAGAGATTACGGCAGAATTTGTTGACCGTGCGGTTGCGAATGGTACAGATAAAGATGTGGCGAAACAAATCTTAGATATGATTATTGCAGCCGCAAGCTATGGATTTAATAAGGCTCACAGTCAGTCATACGGATATATGGCATACATAACGGCATACTTAAAGACCCATTATCCGTTGGAATTTTATGTAGCAACCATCAATTCTGAAGATGGCAACCAAGAGAAAATCTTGCCATATATCCAAGAGATTAAACGCAAGGGCATCGAGATATTGCCACCAGATTTACGTCACAGTCAACGTGAATGGACAGTTGATGGTAATGCTATTCGTGTCGGTCTTGCGTACATCAAGGGTATCAACAAGATTGAAAAACCACATGAATATACCATAGATGCCATCTTTAGTAAGTACACAAAATTGCAACTAGAGGGTCTAGTCGGTAGTGGTGCATTAGATTTCTTGGGTGAAACAAACGAACTCATGGCGTTAATCCCCAAGTATAAATCATTCGACAGCGACCGCAAGAACGCACAAAACAAGATTGACGAATGGAATGTTAAATTGCGTGACCACCAGCAGTTGATGCAAACGGAATCACCAATGGCAACACCAAAGCAATTACAATCTATGGAGAAGAAATTGGCGAATATCCAAAAGAAAATTCAAGAATGGACATCCAAGTATGACTCCATAACCATCCTAGAATCGCCAGATTTGACCTCTAAGGTGCCTCTCGCTACTCTTAGGTATAAATACCTTGGATGTTCTTTTGAGAACCCTTTAAAAGAATATAACACAGAATTGGCAAACGGTCGTGATGTCAAGGCGATTATCGTTTCTGATTTTAAACAAAGAACAACTAAGACTGGTAAACCAATGGCATATGTGTTTGACCATCTGGGAAACAAGTATGTTATGTGGTCTTCATACTTAGTTGAATTGAAAACAGGCGTTGGGTATTATATTCAATTACGTGGCGATTGTATCACTAAGGCGAAACCATTGGAATTAAAGAAATAACCGTATAAACGCAAAAAATTGGGGATATACCAACTAAGGTATATCCCCATTTGTTTTATATCAGAGAATTTGTATACATCCGCTACTGTATACTGTAGAGATAATTAGACCACCATCCAATCATTTGACCGCAAGATATACAACTGTTGCACCCAACAACACATTAATGAGTTTGGCACGTTGTTGACTGCGTTGTGCTTTCTTGATTATCTCTTTTTGCTGCGTTAAGTATATTTCGGCTTTCTCTAATGAGATTCTTTGCGTTTGCAGCGTCTGTTCTTGCTGCTTTAACAAGTTCCGTGCTTCGGTCAATTGCTTCCGTTGTTCTACGATTAGAGTCGATGCTTCCATCAATTGTTTGTTCGATTCGCTCGTTGATAACTTGGCTGCGTGTAACTGCATTTCCAATTCGTTGATTGTATTCAATTGATTGTCTATTGTCGCTTCTAGCGTTGTCAAGTTCTCTTGTAGCGTTTTGTATTGGTGTTGTGTCAATGTGACTGTTGGTTCTTGTCCATAGGAATAACCCAATGGCAACAAGCATAACAATCCCAATAATAACACAAATCGAATACTTTGGATTTGACCGAACATATGTTTTAATTGTTTCATTCATTGTTTCTCCATTATGGTCTTACCAGTGTTCCACGGTCGTATTCAATGTTCTCCAAAACATTTACTTTGTTTTGTAACATTAAACGCTCTTGTCGTGTAACTTGTAATTCCAATTGTGTTTTATGCAATTCAATTTCGGTTTGCCTTAGTTGTTGTTCGTGTGAATGGATGTTTGAAAACAATAGATATACACATACGAATAAACCGATAAAACAAACGGCAAACATAGTACCAACAGTTTTCCATAACGGTGGTTTTTCAATCTTGTAATGCATCATATGTCAATCCCCCACTCGTTATGTGCGATATATCGTGCGTTACCACGGATATTGTCACCACCAGACCACGGTTGTTCATTCTCACGTAACACCCATAAATCCCATCGTTCGCACGTGGAATCTGGACCGTAAGTATTGTTTGGGTATGGCGTTGGGTCATTGTAACACAAGTCCATTCCGTCTTTGTTGTCTGCGGCTTCCGCATGAGTCATTACGTGTTGAATGTCCAATGGAATACCGATTTGTACACACAGTAATGCTACTAGCCAGCTAAGGGCATAGATTTGTTGTTCAGTCGGTGGTTCTGTACCCATGTTTGTCGGACTTGTGGCATCAAAACAACCGTTTAATGTGATACCGATGGCACGACTGTTTCGCATATACGTGTGGTCACGGTGTTCCGTAAATAAGTCAACATCGGTATACATTTTGCCATCTTTGTCGATACAGATGTGGTATTTATCGGTATGACTTTGGTTGTAATGACCAGCAGACCAATGCAAGTAAATATGGTCGATATAACCCCTTGCACTGGTTGACATTGACATTAATTCGTCTTTTTCTATGGTTCTCATTTTGTATCTCCTGTGTTGTTAACATTAGAATTAAATTGGGCGTGTGCTTTGGTATCTAATTCATCGGATTCTCCATTGCCATCTGAATCAATTAAAGCCACGCCATAAGCAAGTACGCCAGCAACAGTCTGTGTTGAGAAGATTACGGATACGAACAATCGTAATTCCGACAATAGAGAAACCAGAATTGTTACGTTTATACCAACGTGTATTGCATAGATTGCATACAACCAAACTCCCAAGTACATAAATATTGGGATAAACGATGTTGTAATAACAAACTTTACAAACTGTAGTGATTTTATGTTTATATGGGCGGTTCGTATTCTATGATAATAACCCTTGATTGAATCAATAATGTTATCCATTGGTATCACCGTCCTTTCAAGGATTCCTCAATGGACTCCATGCGAGAATCCAAGTGTCTAACATCTGATTCTATAGATGTCAAACGTATGGCTTGATTATATCGGTCTACTCGACTGGTTTCTATATCTTTCAATATGGTTTCAACAACCTTGGTAAGATTGTCGATTGACACCTTTAAGGGATTAATGATTACAAACTTGAAGATAACCCCTATGATTGCCCCAACAGATGCCAAGATACCACATATGAGAGATACCATTGTAAGTATTTCCATTGATGTCCTTTCTGTGAAAAATATTGTTAAAAACTTGGGGATACATTAGTTTGTATCCCCTTGTGTTTTTATAGATGGTCTGTGACACCACCTGTATTCATATAGCGTTTTCTGTCTGCAACCCAAGAAATCTCAGAGGATGTGAACGGAGTAGGTACTGGACCATATTCTACAGAGCCAAGTTGAATTGGAGTACTATATCTATCAGAGTTGTTAATCGTAAAGTTAACAGGATTGTCAACTAACACAGGAATATCGCCCAGAGTACTCAACGCATCAGTTGCATAAATAGAAATTGTTGTTGGTCGAGAAACTTTAACGAGAATTTTATCGACTTGGTCTTTAGTCCATTTACCCAAGAATATAGGGTTATACGTATAATATGCGTTAAAGCCAGTAGGGTTTACATGGAGTTCTCTGCCGTACAATGCATATTTAACACCATCACGTTCAAATGTATCATCCGCTTGTCCAGCAATAGTTTGACCCTTAATAGTTGCAGTACCAACCTTGGAGTCAACATAGTTATAATACTCTAAAGCGTAATCATCTTCACCCATAGCAATAGGCAACTGCAATTGAATATATCCGTTGTCGTTAAGTTTATGCAACTCATCATAACCAACGATTTTAACCTTGTAGTGCGGTTCGCCTGTAATGTTGACAACTTTTTGACCTGTAGTTACAGATGGAATAGTCAACGGTTTAAACTCTGTGCGTGGCATTGGTTTACCCCAGTTGCCAATAATGGCAGTAAACACGGAATCTACAGTATCATCTTCGCACCATACATTGTTTTGCAACAAGGTTTGTCGTGCCGTAGGTGCAGATGCGGATTTACCATCTTGACCCTTAAGGGTTAATAGCCATTCTTTTTCAGTACCCAAGAAACCATTGCGGACGGCAATACGGTATGCATCGTCACCATCTCTACCATCTGTACCATCTCTCCCAGGTTTTCCCTCAAAGTTTGGAATATTTACGTTGACTTGAATTGGGTCAATAATAGACATTTTTTGGATTGTTTCTTCGTTTGGCATGATTGTATGCTCCTTTGGTTTAAAATTAATGCATGGAAATGTCGTGGATAATTTCGATTTCACCCATGACCAGTTTCCACGATTTAGAATCTTTTTGAATGAAAACATCGTATTTGCCCCTCTTGATTTGACGATTAAGTGTTAATGTATCTTCATACGGAAACCATACGACAACGCCGTGCGGATACACGGTACACGTTGCTGATAATAGAACATTGTCTTTCAAATCACGGATTTTACACACGGCAGTTGCATCGGTTAAATCAATTGATTCATCAACGGAATACAACCGATTCCAGTCTGCTCCAACGTGCATAACTTCGTCTTCAACACGAATCCAATCTTTCATTGGTATACCTCCTTTCTATTGTGGTTCTGTAGATGTTACCACTAGAGGTTGACCGTTCGTGTCTTGGGGAACATTTGTTTTCTCATTGACTTTAACGGTCAACCAACCAGTGATATGTTTAGTTGGGTCTGTTTCGTTGTTTGAAACATACACTTGATTTATGTTTACAATACCGATTATAATATTGGCATCTCTATAGAATGGATACTGCGGAGGTTGCAAAATCATTCCAACATTAGGAGAATTAAACGTATCACCAGACACTTGTACACTAATGATTTCATACACAAAATCACTTGGTTTTTTGTCTATAGGGATTGGAATAAATTCCCCATGTGCCACACGATAAATATTATCGGCAGACGTTGGTATGTCTTCCATTTGTTTACGCAACTTTTTAATTTTATTGTTTAACGCAACGTATGGGTCAATGTTTGGTAAGTCTGGCACCACAGGAGTGGTGTCCTCTTGTATGACCGCATCGGATGCACCAGAGGTAGATTGAACATTTGTTTGTTCTTTTAGTTTTGGTTCTCCGTCATTACCCTTGATGTATTGACCAGACATATATAATTGGTATGTTTCGTATGATACTGTTTCGTCTGTTTCTTCCATAGAAACATAAAAATTCATGGGGTCTTGCCCCATGAATGATACGTTATAATACATTACAATTCCTCCGTAATAAATACTGCACCATCAAATGGTTTTGTATTGGTTATTCTGATAGAACCACCATCGTCATTATACGGTCCAGATGGGAAATGAATTTCTTTACCGACTGTTACATCTGGACATTCACCAATCGTAATCGTGTAATTTGATACTCCAGTTGGTACGTTGACATTATATGTGACTGCCTTGGATAAACCCATCTGCCATTCGATGTTCCACCACATATCACGTCCGTAATTAGATGGGTTGCCACCACCGCCACCAGTGAATGTAAACGATGGACAACCAACGAGTTCACCGAACACACCAAGGTTTTTTGTGTCGTCATTCACATCGCCACGTCCTTGGTAGTTGCCGTCTGGGAAACGTAAGAACTCTGTTGGATTGTTTTGTAGATTACGTCTGTTTGTAAAGTTTGCGTTAAAGAATGACACGTTGTTACCAGCCAAGACATAACAAGGCATTGACAACCCATCGCCACCCCAAGTAGATACATTGTCTGTACCAACTTTAAAAGCATTAGCCATAAAATATAGACAACCTTTTTCGTTGTACTTGGCATCTCCATGCACAGAATGGAACGATTGTTTATATGGTTGTTGGTTATTGAGTGATAGATTGGTTGCGTAACCAGATGTTTTATAATCAATGCCATTACCAACGATTCTTGTTTCAGAAGATTCTGGTCTTGTACCCCTAGATGCAACCGATGAACCAACCATGGTAATCTTAAATCGTTTGCCAGTCGGTGTAAACGTGTATGTTCCTCGACCAGTGAACTTAGTTGTCTTATAGTTTGCGTGTGATGCCACAAAATAGTTTTCTTTTGGTACATTCACGGCAAACCATTGAACAGGCTCTGGAGAACGAATACCAAAGTATGTTCCCTCTGGGAGCGATGGTATATTCGCAATTTTAAACCAAGGATTACTTGGTGTAATGGCAAACGCTGGAATGGCACAAGCCAATACGTTTTGACCCTTACGCAAGCGAATTGCGATGATTTTTCTAGGGATTTTCTCATAGTCAATCATCCATTGTTTTGTTTGTTGGAACTCGTAATGACCACTATAAGTTGACCCAGAACCGCTACCAGTAAAAACGTTTTTACCTTTGCCAGATGCCATCGGTGACAACCACTTTTTGGAGTTCTCTGGTGGATTTTCCCATCCAGCACCCTCGACATTAGTGCTATCGTATTGTTTCCCTAGGGATGTCCAAACGTCAACACCGACTTCTGGTATCTCAACAGAAACATACGTATCGGCTTCACTATAGATATATACTCGGTTGGTCAATGTGCCTGTGGAATATCTTGACGGTGCAAAGTTATCAAGATTTGTTCTCCCCCAAGGTCTACCATTATAATACATCTCACCGTTGCAATATTGAGTGATACGTGCGTGGATGTCAAAGCCTTTTTTAGACACATTGACTGCCTTGGTTTCCATTGTTCCTTGCAGATAGCTGTCAGCCGCACTCATATTGTGACCCAAGTTCATCTTTTGGGGAACAACGAACACCATCGGTTCTGAATCCCAATTTAAGTCGATATGGTCGCCATCGTTTGCGATACCAAAGACCATTTGTTGGATAGCACTATAGGCAACACCTTTGGAGTCATACCACTTGATGCCATCTTTGGTTAATGCGGTGAATGAACCGTTTTCATTACTCATGCGAATACCGCTAGAGTCAATCCGAACGCCACCGCCCTTGATTTGCATACCAGATTCTTGTAAGTCAAGAATAGAACTCATGAGTTTGTCGGTACTGATTGTACCAGCTTCGATGTTCTTTGCCACAACGCCTTTATCGAATACAGAATCAGATGTAACGTGTAACAATTTACCATCAATTTGAGTACCACCGCTCGATTGATTGATTCTACTTAGAATTTCATCACCAGACAAAGACTTGATAGAAGACTCAATTGTACTTGCAAGTTGTGTTACTCGTGATTGTACTTGTGAATCAATATCTCTGATTTTTGCATCCAAAGCACTTGCCGTCTGTGTAATCGTGGATTCCATCTTGTGTTGTGCATCCGTGATTTGTTGTTTCATGGCTTCGGCTGCTTTGGTGATTTCTAATTTTGCACCACCGATTGAATTTTGGATTTGTTCTGTGACCGCATTTTGAATCCGTGTGTTGATTGTATCAATGTTTGCTTGCATCTGTTCAACACTTTGGATTGCTGCGGTTGCACGGTTGATTAAATCTTGATTAATATTTTGTTTAATCACCGCACTTTGACCACTGGAAAACGCACCAGTACCAAAGTAATCTTCATATGCGTAAGACACGTTGTATACCGCTGGGTCGTCAACATATGTAAACACGTTGGTATCGGTTCTAAAGTCTTTATCATTGACACGGAACACGGTCTTTAATATCGGTGGATTTGTCTTTGGTGTATCCCTTAGAACAACTTGGAACGCACCAGATTGTGATTTAATGTAATTTAATTGTGGAACACTTAACTCTGGATAATCGTATTCTACAAAATTGGCTGGACCAGCGACATTATCAATGTTGACACCACGGACATATACTTTGCCTGTACGCATTGTTAATGTAATCGGTGCTTCATTGCCAACTGATACAACCGCTCCATTATTAAAGAATCCTGTTGTGGAAATCTCATAATGGTCTATATCGGTATTCTTGATTATATCCCATGTGATTCGTGCTTCGTCTGTCACCCTAAGGCGTAAGTTCTGTGGCATCTCTGGTGTACCAAACTTGGAAACCACGGTATACGATGGAGCAGACATTGATTCTTCATGCTCAATGCCCTTGGAATCGTTTGAAATGATACGTGCGTTAATTGTATCGCCACGCTTAAGACCCATAATAGTTGTGATACCTTTTGATTCACCATAGTTCTTCCATTCACCAGCTACACCATTGTGCACGACTTGAATATACACAGATGCAGAACGGAACTCGATGTCGTCTGGTTCGTCAAAAAATAACACTATATCGTATGTTGGTATACCATCGACTTTGCCACGGTAGATTTGATTGAATTGAATGTTCTCAACAGGCTTAACAGTTGCTGGTGTTAATCTGATTGGGTTGTTGTTACCAACTGTACCGAATACTTTAAGAGATGCACCGAATGTATCATCATAGATTGATGGATTGTATTGACGTGCGGTAATTTCAAATGTACCGTCTTCTTCTTTTATTTCGGTGATACGTGCTTGTTGGTTGGTAAATAACTCTTGTTTAACACCGTCTTCGTCAACGTATGTTTTGGAGATTGTTACGACATCCCCAGCTTCCAAGTGAGAAGCCATAAGACCAGTTTTGAATGTAACCGTAATCGGACACAAGCGAATAATATCTCGTGCGATTTTCCCAAGTCGTAAACATTGTGTTTGTCTACGTACACCCTTGAAGTCAATATCTTGTTCCACAGGTCTACCAATGCCAATTGGCGGAGGTAGTTGGTTTGTGGCATCTTCAACGATTAATTTAACCGCCGTATAGTCCAATGCTGGTTCTACATAGGTTAAATTAAACTTGTTTGGACTTTGGTCAATAGATGCGGATTTGTAACTAAGGGTTTCTTCCACGATGTTGTCATCATTAAACGCATACACAGGTTGTTCTAATCGTTCACACCGTAGTTTAATTGAGTTGTTTGAAAACACAATGAACCCAAGGAATGAGTTCAAGATTGATTGAATGTTTTCTTGATGTGTTTTTGTTTCGTTTAAACATATATCAAGTTGATACCTTGGCTCTGTTTTTGTGACACCGTATGGGTCATTGTATGTGATTTCTTCGTCACAATAGTTTGCCACATCGGTAAACGATTCCATGTCAAGAATATCTGGTGTAACATACCGACCAGCACCGTACGTTTTATTTGTCAAGTAATCATATAGACATACAACAGGGTTCTTAGAGTATTTATACTGTTTGTCACGCCAATCGTATACAATCATACCTTGCACAATAGCAGTCACAGTTGGATTACCAGCACCCATCTTTTCCGAATAGCGTAAATCCGCATGAACGTATGCCATGTTTGGATAACCGCCTGTTGTTAGATATTGGTCTGGAGCATCTTGGTCTTTACCACCAAGGTGTGTATAAACCGTAGAATTGCTGCCGTCTTGACTACCGTTTGTTAAGCAATATACATCTCGCTTATAACATGGAGATTCATTAAAAGTTTCTAAACAAGATGGTGAATTTTGACAAATTACAGGATTCACAAGTTCCCATCCGTCTGTTTGTAAGTCGGACAGATATGTATCACCCAAGATAATTTGATAGATTTTACCAAACGTATTACAAGCCAATGAATACTGTAGGTCAATGGTTGTATTATCATCTGTTAAGAAGATATATACAGTTTTGCCATTGGCAGTCAACTTAAGTTTCTTGAACTTGTTAAAAGACGAATAATCTACGTTATCTTGATAGATTGATTGTTGTTGCGTACTTGGTTTATGACCCATGAAGCCACGTTTTTCGGCAACACCACTTTCAATAGATACTTTTGCATCTGGATATTTATTATTACGAATACCAAACACAGGTATTTTCGTTTGTTTCGTTTCATTTAAGCGTTGTACGCTTGTTAGATAACCATTAGCAGTAACACCGAAGATGTCGTGGATTTTGCCCTCGCAAAGAACAACGTCTTTATCCAAGCGTTTACCACCAACGTCCATCTTATGGAATGTCTGTAAACCACCAACCTTTGTCTGTCCATAGACAATTGGGATTGTACCCTCGGATGTTACTTGGTTATTTTTAGAGTCAAATGTTGATTCTGGAGTTGATTGCTTTGGTGATTTATCGAATAGACCACCAATGGACATGCCAAGGGATAAACCGTACATAACACGGCTAAATACAGATACACCCTTTAAGAACGCCCAAGCACCACCGCCAAAACCAAAGGCAATACCAGCAGCAAGACCAATGAATTTTGCTACACGACCTTTACCGCCCTTGCCACCGCCTTTACCCATATATTAATACCTCGCTTCGCTTCAATTTAAGTACGTACCGTAAATTCAAACGGTACAGATAAGAACCCAGCATATCGCTTTTGATTGCCATGTCGTTTACAATCCGTAGGTGTTTTGTCGCACCCAGATTGGATTGTCGCTTGTTGACCAATTAGAATATCTGGTGATTGCAACAATGGATATTCCAAGTAAATACCAGCACCAGCATCTTTAAAGTCAACAATCTTACGTGCTTCACCGCTAATGATTAAGACACCATTTGTAAATGTCTTTTGGTCTGCTGGATTGCGAATACCAACACGAAAACCATGTTCATCTTGTGTGATTGAATCAACGGTTGTTTGTAATGTTTCGATTTGTGCTTGACAGGATTCATCACCGAATACAGATGTGCAAGAGTATTGTGTTCTACGACCGCCACGGACGTTTGGAACATCTGTTGTTACCGTTACTTTGAAGATGCCATCTGTTGTTAATTCTGGTGCATCAACACGCCCCATAAACACAGGTTTAATCATGTTTGCGTTCGTCAATGAATCTGGGTATAAAATTCGGTAGATATACACTCGACTGCCTGTGAAAGGAATACCCTTAAATAGCAATTGAGTAAATTTATCAGTTGCATTAGAAATCTGCAACTCACAAGAGTCAATCGAATTATCTACCGTTTTATCAATCTCGCCACGTCTGATTGGCAATGCCAAGTATGTATGACCGTTGAATTGAATGTTGACATCGCAAGAGCATAAATATAGCGTTAAATTCGGTATGTGAACCTCGTATAATTCAATGTCGAATACCGAACCACTTTCTAATGCTTCTCGAAACGCCACAGGTAAATTAATCATGTATACTCCCTATAATAGTTTCTCGATTTGTACGTTCGCAGTAAACCCAACGGCATTACCATGAGTACCATTCTCAATTGTAAAATCTCGTAGTACTTTCATATTAAATTCGTTGGTTGCGAATCTGCATAATTGTTCCTTGCCATATTCATCTATGAATAGAAATGGTCTTGTGTTACCACCAACAGATTCACAAAAGTCTTCAAATATCTTTTGTTGGTCTGTTGTTCCTCGTAAAGAAATTGACCAAGTTCTCTTTGGTGTTACCGCAAGTTGTCGAACTTGTTTCTTGCCAGATTCAAATGTGACTTCTTGTGTGGCAAACTTTAGACCTTTTTCAACCTCGAATATATACGGCAATGGAAACTTTGGATATGTCGCCATTGTTAATTCCTTTCGTTACGCTATTGGCGTTCTTGATGGAAACCACAGTAAAATAATGGTTGCCAATAACTGCGTTTAAATACGGCAGATAGTGATACGTTTTCAATACATGGAACTTGCATCGCAAGTATTTGTCCATTTTGTAGATACACGCCAGTATGTAAGTCGCCATCTACGTTAAATACAATCACATCGCCATGTTGTAATTTGTCAATATCACGAACTTTGTCAAAGTGCTTTAATAAATACCGTAACACCCTTAGTTGATGATTCTTGTGAAAATCTTCGCATGACGTTGGGTCTTTCTTCCCATCGTCAAAACAATGTTTGTATCCGTGGTCTTTATACCACATACGGCAAACATCAACACAATGATATTGATTCTTTTTATGATTAAAGCCGTATTTCAGACCCAAGTATTTCGTAATGTCTTCCATATGACCTCCCATAGTAATAATGCGAGGGGTTTATCGCCCCTCACATATAGTGTCAAAAATTACACAAAAGTTGTGTTATTTCATCTTGCCAAGTGCCACCAACTTGTTGTATTTCGCCAAGAAGTCTTGGTCAGAAATCGTTTGTTTAACAAATACAGGTTGTGCAATAGATTCATGTGTAGAACCATTGTTCGCCATGTAGTTCATTCCCTTAGTCATAGCCGATGTGTTTGCGACCATTTGATTCATCATTCGGTCTTGTCGTTTGGTTTGTTCCGATAATGCCCCTGTAGATGTATTCGGATTTTTCCAATTAGGTTCGATACCATTGGTTTCACCAACCCCAAGGTCACGTGCAGCTTGGTTTAACAACTGAATACCACGCTTTTTATCGTTAGTTGGAATAATCCATTCTTTCTTATCGCCCTCACCGACACGAACCAATTGGTCTTTATCAACTGCACCACCGCTTGCGAATTTCAATAGACCGAACTGTCGTGCAAACCCAGCAACAGTACCCAATGCACCCAACCACTTGTTATTGCCTAAGCCACCAAGTTTCATACCAGCGTTGATATACTTAGATACATCGGTTTTGTTATCTTTGGAATCTTTGTTACCCTCTGGTAAGTCAAAGCCGTTTTTGTCACCATTGACATTGCCATAGATTACGGCATCGGTAAATGTCGCTTGATTCCATGCAGTGCCGTTTTGGGTATTAGCCAAGAATGTTTCAAAGTTTTTATCAAGATTTTGTGTCGCTTGTGTAGCAAGCATTTGTTGGTTTAATGTTTCATCAACACCACCGATGTTACCATTCTTTCCACCAATGCCCTTTAATGGGTTAATACCTTTTTGATATTTTTTATCTGTTTTCCTTAACAGATTTTGGATTAAACCGCCGTTACCATCTTGGATTTTAAACAACATTTTCAATGTGTCTTCCGCAAGTTGTTTCCATAGGTCTTTCCAAACGTCTTTAAACTTCTTGCCCTCGAATATCATCGAGTGGAATACATCATGAGTTTGTTGACGGATGTTTTTGTTTAAGTCATTACCAGTCTTGTTGATTTGTACTTGTAGCTTTTTCAGTTCGATACCAGCTTTACGAATGTCCGCTTCGGTATATTCTGAATCGCCACGCTTAAAGGCTGCAACCATGTCGTTATATTGTTTTACCTTGATGATATACAATTCAACCAAGCGTTGTGCATCACGAATATCTTTTGTCCAAAAGTTTTCAGATGTACCAGCGATTTCACGGTCTAAATCTTCATTCTCATGGCGGTCTTTTGCCATTTGAACGGCTTCATCATAGTCTTTATCACGGTACTTGTCTTGCATACGATGGGTCATTACTGTGTCGTATTTCTTCATCGTTTCTTGCAGTTTTTTAACATCTGCTTTTGGATTAAGTTTGATTAAGTCATCAATCTCTTTTTGGATTCCCTGTAGCTTTTCTTTTAAAGATTGAGATTCTTTCGCAAGGTCAGCTTGCTCTTTTGGCTTCATGGCGTTTTCCATTTCGGCTTCCGCTTTAGCAAGTTTCTTCACGAGTTCGTCAAGTTTCTTTTGTTTTTCAACAATTTTATTCGCACGTTCTGCCCCATGTGCATCGTCTTGTCCATATCCAGTATTCGCAAGTTCTCGTGCGTACTTTTGTCGTTCCCATGATTCGCCACCACCAGATACCTCAATGAGTTCGTCAAAGTAGTGTGCGTATTCTTCTGGTGTTTGGCTCGTTGCTTTGGCTAAAACTTGTTGCCATTGACTATGGTAAGATGTTTGAATCTCGTGAACAAGATACGCAAGTTGGGTTTCGTACGCCCAAGGGTCAGAGTTATTATCATTAGCAAACTTCTCTAGTTGACTCCATCTCCATGCATCCCATTGTGCAATACCTTTGTGTCCAGATGCGTTTATCTCAGTAGGATTTAATTGTGATTCTTGTATTAAATTACCAACAATGCCATATGCTTGGTTAGCGGTAAACCCTTGTTTCATTAAGAAATCAATGGCTTCACCTTTTTTAGTGCCATATAAAGGGTTTTTCTGTTTACTGCTTTTAGAAGTAGACCCTTTTTTGCCCTTAGAACCACTACCGCCACCGCCGTCTCCGATTTCATCTCTATCGTAGTCACCAGTCGTACCACCACCAATATTGCTATCGCTAATAGCTGGTAATGTAGCACCACTACCGCCACCAAGACCCTCTAGGGCTTCCTTAGATGCTGCAATAATCGCCTTGGAATTAGTTTTTTCGACTTCATTGTTGTAATATTTTGCGTTTTCACTAATCCGATACATTTCTGCTCTTGCATCTGCGGTTTGCTCTTTTACAAGATTGAGTCGTTTTTCTAGTATGAACGCAGAAACAGTTTCGCCATGTGCATTAGCATAATCTAATTGAGATTGCAAGTCTGCTCGTTGCATTTCATAATTAGCATAAGTACTTTCTGCAACAGATGCACCTTGTTCACTCATGGTAGCCATAAGCCTATGCCATGCATCTTGAACGGCTTCGATTAATCCAAGGAAGTGATAAATGATTTCAAAACGTCTTTTCCAAGGTGTTTCTTCACTTTGGATTGACTTAATGTCTTCATTAGCCATTTCTCTTAGTTTTTTAGATGATTCAACAATGGCTGCTCTTGTCATTGCAATTTGATGGCGAACTTCTTTTTTCTTTTCTTCAACCGCTTGCGATGCTCTACGGTTTTGTTCTTCAATAGTATCGCCAGACAACACCCATGCCGTTTGTTCTTCACCGAGGATTGCGATTAATCCATCTTTTGCGGTTTTAATTTCTTCTTCGACCTGTGTATATTCTTCGGTTTGATTGCTAACTTCCGCTAGTTTTTCTTTCAAGCCACTAAGAGCAGTAATATATTGTGATACAATATTTTGTGATTCAGATAATCTACCATAGTATTCTTCTTGACGTTGCAATAGTTCGTTTTGTGTTTGAACATCTTTTTTAATTGCATCAGATGCGGAATCCATATTCATTACAAAATCGACCAATAAAGTACCAAGCGTAAGGATGATACCAATCCAACCACCCATAAAAGCAGTTGCAGATTGAACCGCACGACCCATACCTTTGATTGCACCGCCAGCACCAACAAATGCAGCTTTCATCCCAGCGGTTTTAGAGCCTGTGGCAGATACCGCAAGATTATATCTTGCAACGGCTGCGGTCAACTTATTCCAGCCAAGAGAAACAGAGGTTTGAACAGTTGTTGATGTTATCCCAAATTTTGATGTTGCATAAGAAATTGCCATTAAACCAGCGAGAACAACAAATGTACTTGATGGGATTTTATTTAATAGTTGTAAGAACCCCATAGCAAGGTCTAACCCAGCTTTAATCGTCTTAGACACATTACCATTGGTTGTTACCATCTTTTCCCATTGTGCGGCAATTTGTTTTATCTTAGTTTGGATTGTATCAAGTTGCATACCAACTTGTGCATTGGTAAACCCCATTGCAGAAGAAGACAATCGTAATGCTTCTAGGTATTCTTTTAAGTCAAGCATGGCATCGGCTTTATTCCATTGCCATTTACCACCAGAGATTGCTTTTAGCAAGTCTTCCATAGACTGTTTAGAACCTTGTGCCTTAATCATCAAATCAAGTAACACATCGTCTACTTTACGGAATGACCGCTCTCCGTTTTCTCCGACTTTATAAACTTCGATACCAAAATCTTGTAATGCTTTAATGGCTTTCTTAGAGTGGATAGAACCGAAGATAGACTTTAGGGCATTACCGATTTCACCGCCCTCTGCTTGCGTTTTACGTGCCATAACGGCAACAAGTGCTTGTGCAGAATGGAATGATACACCGACTTCGGCTGCGGACTGTGCCATACGTTTGTTCGCTTCAGATAATGTTTGTGCAGAAACCGTATAGTTATGTGCAAGGGATGTCCAAGAGTCGATAATACGACTTGACACACTCATGGCATCATTGGAGTTCTTGATTTGAAAACCCCATTGCATAATAGAGGATTCTAATGCTTTGTTTGCAGATACAATGTCAAACGCATCGGCAACCGCAAGTTTGGTTGCTGCATCTGTTAATGCAAGAACTGTGTTGTTATCTTTGTATGCACGACCCCAAAGTTTGGCAGACTCAATCATTTCATGGCTTGATGTACCATACTTAATAGCAAGGTTTTGCAATTCTACTTGCATACCACCTAATTCTTGTTTAAAGTGTTCTGCTTCGTCACCACTAAGTTGTAAACTATTGACCATATGGGATGGGTCAACTTGCATTAAACTATGGGCGAACGCATTTGTTTCACCTGTGCCATGTTTCATTACTTGGGCGAACCCAGCCATGTCTTGTTCTACTTTTGGTAAAGCAGATAGAGAATCCATGACTTTATCACCGACCCATAATGCAGCCCAACGTGTGGCAAAATACCCAAGTCGTGAACCGACCTTATCGAGTTCAAAACCCCATTGTTTTAACAATGGAATATGTTCTTCGGTAATTTTATTGATTCTCCGTTGTTGACCATACAAGGTGTTTAACTTGCCTTGGATTGCAGTCATTTGTTGAAGATATTGTTCTTTACCTACGTTGTTCGCTTTCCATGCTTGATAGAGTACATCGGCTTGGTTCTTAAGTTGGTTGATTTGAGTACCAACCGTCATAGCCTTATTGCCATCTCTTAAGGTGTTATGATTTGAAGACTCTAGCTTTTTGATTGCATTGGCAGAATCTTGTAGACCTTTGGCAAGTGCTTCACCATCTTTTTTAAGCGACTGCATCTTAGCAGACATACCATCAAAAGAATTAGATGCCAAGTTGCCACTTTTTGCCGTTCTTTCCAAAGCATTAGCCAATGTAGCAGTTTTTGTTGTAATGCTATCAAGTTGTCGTGGCAGACCAGTGAATTTAATCTGAATATCAGAGTTTCTTTTAAGTCGTTCTACGGCTTGTTGCAACTGTAGAATACTAGAGGTTACTCGATTGGTATTCTCGGTTGCTTGACTGTAGTCTATTTTTATGTCATATCCGAATTTTTTGTTTCCCATTAATTATTCTCCTATGATGCGTACCCAGAACTCAAAAGACCACGTACCGCATCTGCCCCTGTTACGGAATCAGAGTCAACAAAAGTATTACTATCGTCTGTATCTGTTTTATTATTTTCGTTTAATGCAACAGATAACCCCTCTAGTTCTGGTAAAGTATATCTCATTAGTGATTCTCTGGTTTCACTTGTGTGTTGTACCAAAGATGCAATTACTAGGTCAAGTCCTCCAGATTTATCTTCGGTAGTTCCTGTGCCATTAGACCCATCATCTTTTTTTTTAGACCACTAATAGATAAATATTCGTCCAATAGTTGCACACCATTGTCTAAGTCGATTGCGTTAATCAATTCTTTTCGTGGAATACGTAACGCCATCTCAAACAATTCACACATGGAGTTAAATGCCACATAGTCATATTTCACCTTGCCATTGGCATCTAACACTTCTTTGCCATCTTCGTCTAAAATTGGTGATGGTAAGTTCAAATATAAATACTGGTCATTTATTTTAGACAATAGACGTTCAACCTTGTTATAATCTTTTAACAACATTGGATAAATTTTATATTCCTTGCCGTTTAACATAATGTATTTTTCTTGTGGAATTAAAGTATTTGACATCTATATATCTCCATAGTACTCCATATAATAAAAAATAGGGGCATCCGAAGATGCCCCCATGAGATTAGCCTTGGATTTCTTGTGTGATTTCCAAAATTTTGCCGTCTGTACGAGTTGTATCGTACATAACTTCAAATTCAAGTTGTGGTGCAGATGCTTTTTGACGTTCATGGTCAATATCCATTTTGCCAGTCGCTCTAGCACGGAAGATATGAGTGTGCAAGATAACTTTCTTACCATCGCCCATATCAACAGGATTGGAAACGTGACGAATTTCAACGAATTGTGGTACGCTAGTTGCTTTCATTGTAGCTTTACGAGAAGTTGTATCAGTACGAAGACCAGATACTTCAATGAATTTGTTTGTTACAGATTGACCCAAAGTGATTTGACCACTTGCATCAATTGTAAATTCACCAGCGGACGGAGTTGTACTTTTTGTATACTTTAATGTTTCACGTTCGTCTTCCATTTGATTGTCATTCGCAAGTACAACGATTGTATCTTCTGGAATAACATTGGATACGCTTGGAACAGTAAATGTAGTACCGCTTGCAATCAATGTAGGTTTTACAGAGAAAATCAAAGTACCATTGTTGTCTACATCAGCACCAGCAGTTACACCCAAGTAATCAAGGTTGAAACGTGCTTCTGTGAAAGATGCTTGAACATTGGATTCTTTATTCAAGATATAGATTGGTGGTAAAGCATCAGAACCGTAGACTTTTTCATCAGAGGAACTGAAAGATAGTTTCATTGTTTGAAGTGTACCAAGTTTATAGGCTTCAACTTTACCATTTACGATACGTTTTGCCCATGCTTCGCCAACACCATTCAATACAAAGTTTTTGCCTGTTTGTTGTGCCATTAATTATCTCCTATGATTATGACCATGTAAAAGGTCTAACACGAAACATATAACCGATTAAGCCAGCCGTACCAGTAGAGAATGAACCCTCGGTATAGATGGACATTTCTTGATAATGTTCCTTTAAAAGTTTATTCAAATGTATGTATAAATCATTCACAAGTTTTCTGTTGTTAGACCGACCAATGATTCTAAATTCCAACAGATTCTTGTTAACCATCCAATTCTTGGTATTACCAACAGATGGAATGAATGACATAATTATGTAAATATCTTGTTTTTCGTCAACGAGTTCCGCACCAGCAAGACCACGCCTAATCTTAGAGTTCCACTCTTGGATTGATTGTGTGTCTTTTATGCGTAACAACGAAGCCATTTCTTCGTCTTGTCGCAAGATATTCCACAGTTCGTCCAATAGTTGTACCGTATACTTCATGCGATTACTCCTTTAAAAGCATTATCTAGTTGGGTTTCGATATAATCAGATACTGCATCGTCAATAGCTTCATCCAATTCTTTCAACCAATGGACGATTTCTGTTTCGACAACAAACATTGGTTCTTTTGGTTCTAAAGGTTTTAGCTTGGATTTCTTCATAGGTTCTTCTAGGTTGATGCCCTTGAAGTGACCTTTGGATTTATAATCTGGTACACCCATCGTTGGTGAATGTACAGTTTCTCCCTGATTGCGACCCATGATTGCATTGCCGTGCGATGAACGATTATCGTTATACCAAGATGATGCCATGTATTCTGGTAAGTCTGGGTTGCCAAAATCCCCAAGTTCCGCACTTGTATTCGTTACCATGAACGAACCAGAGCCATACTCTAGGATGAACGCCCCAAGACCTGTAATGTCTAAGCCAAGTCTAACCATGTTAACGCTTGGTGTGAATCTTCTAAGGATTATATGGTGGTCAGTATAGATGCCCTCGTCTGCAACCGCCCATATTTGTTTGATACGGTCAGTCAGTACATCTAAATGGTCTTCTAATACCTTAGCGATTACATCTTGCATTGTCTTCATGTTAGCCACGCTCGTCTGGTGAACATTGCACATACAGGAATGGTGCAAAATCGAACCTGTTAATTACATCTATTTGTAAAAACTGTCCATTGATTTCGATTCTATCCAATAGTGCAACATCCGTATCCTTTGGTAGAATAAATCGCTTTGTAGTAGTTGGTAGCAAACCATAATCGAACAAGTGCATCTTGGCGGACACATCTTCGTATACACACTTTAAGTCTTTAATCTTTAGCGTTGTTGATGTACCACTGGTATTGCCATACTCGTCTGTTGTGGTTTCGATGCCATAGATATTTACGATTGTATTTGTTGTGTAGAACTCACCCTTGTCACCATTGAATGAGTTTGTTTTTGCGACCAAGAATAACGTATCACCGTTTCTACGTTCGCATATATCGCCAGCTTCCAATGAGGAATCTGACATAAGGTTTCCCCAACGAACATTATTCACAAGAAACCGTTTTGTACCACGACCGATTCGTGTAAACAACACAAACTCTGGTTTTTTACCATCGCATTTAATGGTTTCACGCCATGATGCGAACATCCGTGTACAGTCAAACTTTGGTGTATATTTTTCTCGCATATATACCTCCGTTTAAAATCTGTATCGTGATAACAATGATTTGATTTCGTTTGTAAATAAGTTTGGGTCAGTTAATGAAAATCGAGCATCCAAAGTTGTCATGGAATTTAAAGCGGTGAATGTAGAAACCTGTGATATATTCATCGCAAGCATCGCACAAGCCGTTTTTACCTCTCGTGGAATTTCAGCGAATCCATAGTTGTAACGTACTTTGTAAAATCTTGCATTATGCGAGAATATTTGAGAATATGTCATGGCGGAGGTGTTATTCAATAGATATACATACTTGCTACCATCAAAGTCATACAAGTACGGTTCAATCTCAACTCCGTCTTCGTTTATATCTCGTGTGTGAATGGCTTGGATAGATAATATATCAATCACAGGGTCATTCTTTAGAATCAACACACCTTTGCGATTAGGTTTGACAATTTCGATGATTTCATTAGATGTAAACTTGGATTTCCCATTATTTGTTCCAACGTAAGCATCAATCATAGTCGATGCAAACTGAACATGACTTTCATCAACTGGAATCATTTGACAATACTCGTCAATTTCTGTTGCATCTAAATATACCATGATTCTCCTTAGGATTCCTCGGTAGAATCTTCTGTATTGTCTACAACGGATTGTGTTTTTGGTTTGATAACTTTGCCAGCTTTTTTATCCACAGGCTCTAATACTGCTTCATTCAAAGCGTATTCTTCCTCGGACACTTCAAAGCGACCGTTATCGGCTTCAATAATGCGACCACACAGATAAATACGTGTTGCATTACTGTCTTTTAATGTTACTAACATATGTATCTCCATTCGGTTAAAACATTGGGGTGTCAAAAGACACCCCTGTGATTAATCGTTTGAATCAGGCGTATTACGCTTCTGTAAATTCAACCTTGAAGTGTGCACCAGCACTAGCACCTTTGGCAACAATTGCATCGAACATTACTGCAACGTATTCGTCCAATAGACCTTTAGTAAGACCCATTTTGAAGATGCGTGGTTCTGCATTAGTTAAGTAATGGCGTTCAATCAATTTTTCATTGACAACATACAAAGAGTGTTTTTTGTTGGATGGGTCAAATGGAATGTAGTTATCTGGAATTAATGGTAAATAACCAGCTTGTGTACGGATTGTATTTACCACGAAACCATTACCCAAGTCCATTTTATCCGCAGATTGGTTAACTGCAAAACCTGGGCGTTTTAATTCTGCACGGCTTAAGTAGTCGATTGTCAATGGGTTAGCGTAGATTGCAGTAGGCATACCGATGTATTTTGTGGATGCCAAGTTGGATGCCATTTTAGTACGGATTGTGTCTGTTACAAACTCGCCTGTACCTGTAGCGAAGCTATAAGGGTTAGCCACAGTTACTGCATCGGTAATTTGTGTAGCCAAACCACAGTATTCAACGGATGTGGAATCATCGGCTGCTGTTGCTGTACCTGTCCAGATACCTTTGTTGGATGTTTGTAGTAAGTCCACAATCATGTCTTCCATGTCTTTGTTTAACAAAGCTTTTGCCAAGGCATCACCTTGTTGTGCTACAACTTCTGTATCAAACAAAGAGTATTTAATACCAGATGTAATCGCTTTTAGGTATACTGCCTTTTCAACACGACCGTAATCTTCATCGTAAGTGTCAACACCGTATTTACCGTTGTCGCCTGTACGTGGATTTACGAATTTCGCATTGTGTGCAATCTTGGTTTGCTCCCAATAACGAGATGGGTAGCCAGTCGCCATCACAGGTGTGATACGGTTGCGAATTGTTACATTACGGTTTAACAAGTCAACCATTAAGTTTTGGAATTTAGGCAACTCGATATAGTGAGATTGGTTATAATCAGCAACGGCAGCTGCTGTAATAAATTTGGATTTTGTTACTGCCACAGTTATTTCTCCTATGATTAAAAATCAAAATAAATTATGCGTAATTATTTACACATAGCTTCGATGCCATCTGCAAAGTTATCAAATTCTTTGTCAGCTTTACCAGCTTCTAACTTAGCTTTAGTTTCCAAGTTTTTAACATCGGAAATTACAGTTTGTTTTTCGGCTTCGGCTTTACCAGCTTCGATTTCTGCATCTTTTGTTTCAACAGATTTTTCAAGTTCTGCAATCTTAGCATCTTTTTCAGCAATCAATGCATCTTTAGCGGAACATTCGGCAGTCAAGCGTTCAACTTCGGCTTTTGCATCTTTGAGTGCTTTAGCTTCTTCCGCTTGTGCTTGTGCTTTCGCTTGTGCTTCAATGGATGCCTTAACGGCTTCATCAACCAAGGCTTTAATTTCTTGTTCGTTCATTAGTTGTTTTCCTTTCGCCTTTGCGGCAATTTCTGCAATATACGTATTTTGGTATGCGGCTGCGTTTTTAAACAACATAGCAACACCAGTAAATTCAACATCCGCCATTTCAATATGGTCTTCAAACTCGTGGATATTGAAAATGGCTTCCACAGAGAATCCTAGAGAGTCTACTGTTTTCTTTATGAAGTCAGCAATATCTGGAAAGTCATTCTTGTAGATAATACCAGTGAACTTAAGTTCATTACCGTCAACCCAACATTTTTCAACTACACCAATTTTATTTCTACGGTCATGTGCCATCATGACTTCATCTGGGAATAACCAAGGGTCATAATCACAATTGATACCCATAAGGTTCATCGTAGATGCACACGATTCGGCAACTTCAGATGATAACAATACAGGTTTGTCAACACCACCAGGAATATAATCAGATGGTTCATTCAAGAACATACACGTACCAGTAAAACGCATGGAGTTCGTATGTTGGTTATCTAGTATAACCTTAATTGCACTCGCACTAAGTTGTACTTTTTGTTTTTCCATCGGCTTCTCCTTTCTCTGTAGATTTCTTCGGTTCATCGGTCGTGCCAGTTATAGATTCATCGTCTTGTACACGCTTTTGAATCAAAGATGATTTATATTCTTCCAGCAATGAATCGCCAGACGGAATATCTTTCAGTTCAATACCAAGAACACCATTTAACTCTTGACGTGCTTCGTTTAATGTGATAATATTACCATCAACGAGTTTACGAACACGTTCAACGGCATCTGCCTGTTGTGCCTTGGTTGGAGTAAATACAAATTGGAATTTAATACTGTCGGAATATCCCAAACGTGCAATCACGTATTTATTAAACGCTCGTTCAAAAATCTTCGCCCAAGGTTTAATTGTGTATTCCAACATTTCATTATCTTTTTCAGATGAGGTAGAACGGTCATTTGAAATCGCTACACCTAGGCGTTCTGGAGGGATATTGAAACAAGTCGCAATAATTTGTAACAACATTTTCTGCCAATTCAAGGATGCAGCTTCATCACCAATCGGTGAAATCTGTTTGGCATCCAATTGTGCAGACCCAACGATTGCAACCGCAGATTGACCTTGAATTTCATTCGCAATGTATAACCGAATTTTTTCGATTTCTTCTTCACTTGCGGATGCACCCATATTGACTAAGTATTTTGGCATCGCATTAGAGGAAATATCGTTTGCATACTCTTGTACTTCTGCTAGGTATTTGATATGCCGATATGCTTGTTCTAATGGTGATAAACCAAACTCATCATATGTCAGTTTCGTGCGTTGCAACATGGCGATTTTATCAACCTTATACCATTCTTGGTGTCCATTTACGGATTGCAAGAATCGTGGTTGATTTAAGTCACCGCTCCAGTTGGTTGCTACTTCGATTGTTTCTGTGTCGATTGGGAATAAATACAAAGGTCTATATCCCTTGACTACCTTTTGTTCAAAGAACGCAAGGTCTAAGACAATCAAGTCTTCAAATAGCTTACCAATGAAGTCGTTGTAATCATCAACAGGATTCGGATTTTGGATAATCTGTGTAACCTGTTTGATTTGTTTCTTATTTGCGTTACCATCAATGGAAACAACTTCCCAAGGCAACGCAAGAATACCCTCTCGGATTTGATTGATTGCAGAACGTACAATCGGTGTTCTTGATAGATTCCGTAGTTCTTCTACACTAAGTTTTGTTTCGGTTGCTCGATTGTTAAATCTAAAAGAAGACAACCAAGTATTCTTTAGATTGGCAACCGTATCCCTTAGTATAGTTTTACTCATCCATGATAAGATTCGTTGTTTAAGATTCATCGTTTCCAACCTTTCATGAATGATAAAATGTTTTTACGTTTGTTCTGACTGCCAATAGAACCGACTGCAATAGTCGCAGAGTTTTCTAAGAACTTCGCAATACATCGTTCTAAGCAATCTGGTGCATCATCGTGGTCTTTAGGAAAGTTCTTAAGTTGACTTTCCAAGATACGATGGTTTTTATTAAACTTGATATACCCTTGTTTAATCTTCGGAGCAAGCGAACGGATGCGTGTGCCTTTGTTGTCACTTGCGGTAGACCGAACAGATACCCAGTTGACATATAAACCCATGTCAAGTGCGGTTTGTTGTAATGTCTTAGAAAAGAACTCTTGGAATACGTTTTCTTCGACAATAAAACCGTCCAATCTTCCGTTGTATTTGTCAAGATACAAGAGAATATCATTAATGATTGCATCTGGTGGTCTACGTTCGACATCTGCTTCTAGTACATAGAAGTAGTTATCAACGCCACGACCAACAATAAGGATTGCCGAATAATCAGATGTTCGTGATTTACCCATTGATACATCGACCGCCGCATAGATTTGTTTCATGTGCGGTAAGTTTGTTTCGTCATAGTAATTGGATTTAATCCACGACTCTTTAAATATTCGACTGGCTTCGGTCATTGGATTGTTTTGGTATTCCGAGTTAAATGCTTCATCATCTTGCATTTTTAGAATCATGAGTTCTTGATACCAGTTATACCTAGATAGTTTCATCTTCTCGTCAAACGAGCAATCTAAATGTTCAAACAGACCAAAGTTTCGACCCTCCCACATGACTTCCACGCCATCCATCATTTCTTCTTTGTGTTCATTAAAGTAATCAGATGCGTTTTGTGCTGCATTAGGGTCTGTTAAGTCGTTGAATAATTCTTCCCATACAGTCCATCGTGGACTTTCAGAAAAAGAATACACGGCTTTATATATGGCACGATTCCAGTTATTAAACTTGGAGTCGGTCAATACTTTATACAATAGTGCTTCGTAATGCAAAACCGAACCGACATACAAGAATACGGTTCTTGGGTTGCCGATTGGCATTAATACTTTCATAAACCAATCGTATAATTTCTTGCGTTGATTTTCAGTTTCTACCGCTTCGTCATTTTCTAAGTCGTCTAAGATTACAACTTCTGGACGAATGTTGTTATATGAAGAACCACGCAAGGATTGACCACTTGATTTTGCAAACACTTGTATTTTATTCTTGGTGACAATCTTATCGCTCGCCCATGTTTTATCACCTTTAAGAAGACCAAAGTCTGCTTTTAAGCGTTCATTATCTTCCAGTTCATCTTTTATTGTTTGAATGAACTCTTTGGCTTGTTCAAAGGTATCTGAAATAATCAGTATGTTCTTGCGATAACCATACACAATTAGCCATATCGGAAACACAACGGATATAATACGGCTTTTGCCGTGACCTCGTGGTGCTGCACGAACGAACTTATTGTGTAGATTGTCAAAGTGCAATATCATGTTCTCCGCATCACGGAACATTGAGTGATGAAATTCACAGAATGGCGTTGAGAAGATATGCGGAAAATATGTCTTGGCAAAATATTCCAAGTCTGTTGCACCAATATCTTTATCAGATGGAGTGTCACTTGACGGCTCTGTGTTCGCCACGGACACACCCAATAGCGAGTCCAAAATGTTTTCAGCCACGGACACACCTCCTAAGTGGTAATTGTTCTCACTTATAGTGAAAAAATCCAGTAAAAAGTTAAGGTTTTTCGATAATATTTAGATAAATATTCTTAATTTTGTTGGATTTTTGCGTAATTAGACAATAATATTTGATTTGTTTTCATTTCTTTAGTGATTTGTTCTGCCAACTTAGGGTCTTTTTCCGTGATAATACGCATGATTTCAACAATAATGGAGTTCATTGCTTGGAACGTAAAGATTTTCTCCATTGTTGCTTGCATATCTTTTAAAATCGCTTGTTTACGACCAAAGTACTTCTCTTGGTCACTCATTAAGTCTTTCATGCGTTTATACAAGATGTCTGGTGACATTGTTCCCTCGGCTTGTTGACATTGTAAATCATCAATGAACACTTGAATCATTTCAATTTGTGTTTCAACCATTTCTAACAAATTCTTTTGTTCATTGTATGTGTTGACAACCTCGTATTCCTTGCTAGAGGGTTTTTCTTCCACAAGGTTTGACCGACACCAGTCACCAACCATCTTAGGCGTAATGACAATACCTTGTAAATGTTGCTGGTTGTCTTTGTTTAATGCTCGTGCGATGGCAACATAAGACTTACCAGCGTTTCTCTGTTCGGTCACAGAGTCTTGTAATCCGAAGAAATCAATCCGATTCTCGAACGACTTCTTCCGCTTTAATTGTAGTTCCTCCATAAAGAACCTCCAAAATATTTTTAAAAATTACAAAATAAAGTGTTGACATATTTCCATACATGGTGTATTCTATATGTAGAAACAATAGTGGTTGTCACAATAGGGCAACCAATTAGGAGGAGAAATTATGTCAACAGTAACAGAACCAATCAGAGATTTAGCCAAAGTAAATGAAATGCGTGAAGCCTTAACGAACGACCGTGACAAAATGCTATTCACATTGGGTATCAACTCTGGTCTACGCATTAGCGACCTAGTAGGGTTGACCGTAGATGATGTCAAACCAATGATGGAACTATACGAGCAAAAAACAGGCAAGTTTAAACGCTTTGCACTATCTAAAGCGGTATATGAAATGTTGCGTGAGTATGCATCTCGTTGTAAACATTGGTTATTCCCAAGTCGTTCTGGCGATGGTCATATCACGACCACCCAAGCATGGAGAAAAATCAAGGCAGCATCCATCAAGTGCGGTCTTGAAAACATCGGTACACATTCCATGCGTAAAACCTTTGGGTATCATGCGTATCGTAAGGGTGTGCCAATCGCATACCTTATGCAAGTATTCAATCATTCCTCGGAAGCTATCACAATGCGTTATTTGGGTATTACAACCGAGGAACTAAATAATAAAGTATACGCCATTATGGCTTTATAGGAGGTAACATATGTTTATTTTTGCAATGGTCGGTTTGACGCTAATCATCGGATATTTTACATCCGCACATTTTGTCGGTATGTTGTTCAAATGGATTGGTAGTGCATCATTCGGTTTGGGTATCGCCAGTGCCATTCATGACGAATATTCCGTATTCTTTGGTTTCTTTGTCTTGGCAATCATCTTCTGGTGCATCGGTGGAAAGATTACGGATGCATATCCTAAACGTGGTTCAGAAGAAGAACTTTTAAAATAGAATACAAACGAAAAACAAAGGGCATACATAAGTGTCAACATATGAGTGATATATGTTTAATACTTATGTATGCCCTTTGTTACATATGGTTTGTTATTCGGTTTGTGTCTTAAAGCATAAGCGACAAACATAATCAATACGAAGTATTATTTCTCGATAGAGAAATCTTATATGTTTTAAAACTTATGTTTACCATTCTGTATGTTTCAAACTTGTTTTTCATGACTTCGTCATAAGCCTTACGGCTTAAGTATTTTTCAAAGTCGGTTAAACAGTTTGGACTATAAACGGTTGTTATGTTTTTCTTGTTGTTGTTTTTGGGTTTCAAACTTAAGTACCTATTTTGGAACCCCTCATATATAGTGTCAAAAAGTTATGGTAAGTTATGATATTTTTCAATTATCGGAAGTAATAATCATTCTCCGTTACGTCATAAACCCAGTAACCACCTAGGTTGAACGCCATAAAAAATTTTTTAGAATATATGCGTAAGTTTTTACCCATTAGCGTAACTATTGGAAATTACATATGCTATAAATAGAGTCATTTTTGATGCCACCAGCGGTGTCAATTATGGCTTATTTTTATGTTCACACAAGTTTGTCACGCTGCGACCACTAGGGGTGTTCGTGTGCTTGTCTTATGTGATTTCTGGCGTTGTGCAGCGATTGTCAATCAACGATTGTATACATCGCCAAGCCAGCCATAAGTGCGCCCCTATAGTGTTACGCATATGGCGGTAAACGGTTTGTGTTTGGTATTTTTCCATCTTATGTAACCGACTATCAAGAACATAGTAAATCATCTCTCTATGGAGATGATTGCCATTTTTTAAATGGCGTAATAAACGTATCACAAACATATTATCACATACTTCTATTAAACTGATTGAAACTAACGATTGTTAAAACAGAACAATATATGTATATCCATATAGCATTAAACATTTGTAATCTCAAATGCATCATACTAGGGAATATAATATACGTTTTATCTTATATGTCTAGTACATATATCTATCATAAAAATTTTATACATAAATTTTAACCAATCGTTTTAAACGATTGTATGGTCGATTGGATACTTAATTGTTTTCAAACATATAACGGATTATGTATGTAACATATGTATCTCAATTGTAATCAACGATTGTATATAACGATTGTATGTTCAATTGCATGATACATATGTATTGATGTGTATGGTTTTAAAACATATAGATGCAACCTATGTTTATGGTGGTTATGTATGAAACAAAAGTGTATGACATTAGTATAGACCATTGTTTGTATTGGGGTATGCATCATGGGTATGTACATATGTGTAACTTGGGTTTGAATATGGTGGTCTTGGGTTTAACGTTATATAACCGCCCCCAGCTGAGAATGGTTATCCCTTTTGGAATTTCTAAATTTTTCGATGTATGTAGTCCCCTATGATTGGACTGCATAAGCCTATAACATTAGTACATAACACTAGGAACAACCAACGGCGAACGCTAAGGCAATGTAATAGAATACCTAGAGGGGTACATTCATTCTCAATCATTATCATTTATAATTGTTTGTATCGTGGTTTATTATTTGAATGTATGTTCATATGTTTATATTTATGTTTGTCGATATATTGGCTATGGTTATGTATATCGAAAGTTTTCGATACAGGTTGTTATGCGTTTAAATCATGTTTGTCATGAGTTTTTGTAATTGGCTTGGTCTTGCGTTGGTCGGTCTTATGTTCGTACTTTAGTAGACTAAAGTTTTATGACTAGGTAATAATACATGGTCTTAAAATTCTGTAATACTATCACATACCCACGTAACCCACAAAAGTACGAACATAAGCACATACGCAAGATACACCAATAAATAATACATTAATAACAAACATATGTATATACACAATACACATACTATTAATAATAACAATTATTAAATACACGTGTATAAATCTTGTGTCTTTTGCATATGTACAAAATGGATTTATATGTTTTCAAACGATGGATATAGAACGATTGTATATATTGATTGTATAAAACGATTGTTCTCATAGCGTTGTATTTTCGCTTGTATAGAGCGATAGACCGCCAACGTATAAACACACGTGAAAACCGCCACACGCACCATACAACGCAAATAAACGAATTTCTTAATGATAAACATTCTCAATAACATGGGTTTATGCAGCTGTTATCATTTATGGTTTGTAATTGAGAATACGCTGCATTGTGTGAATGTATGTGCATATGTTCATATTTAGGGTATAAAATAACGGCGGTATAATAACCGCCGTTTGTGTTTTAGATATTGCCCTTATACCATAAATCATATAACCCAATAGCATAATTTTTGATGTATTTATTTTGTTCGTCAATATCCATAATCGGAACGCTTGATATATCTTTTATCGTTGTATGTTCCGTGAAATATAAAATATATTGATTGTTGCCGTCATGATGTGCAACGTCAATTATTAACGCTTTATCTTTGATTGTGACTTTTTGCACCTCATACTCTATACACATATCTATGTGTTTACAATCTTGTAAACCGCCTAAGCGTGTACCTCTCCAAGTCCCTTGCGTAGGTATACACCATATATAATGTTTTTCGTTTAAAGGCAATAAAACATTCTCATATAAATCACTATTTCTATTGTATAACTCAACTGTTTTACTTTGTGTATTCATTTTGTTTATTCCTTTCGTTTAATCCTCGATTATTTCTATTTCTGTTATTTCTTTAAAGTTTTCATCGTTAAATGTTACATCTATAAATTGCCCTATTGATAACCATTGAATATATCTTTTGTTGCATCATAGTCGCACCAATAAGAGGTAATATTATAAATCATATCAGAAATATCTTGTGGAATATTGCCGTATTCCTCGATATGGTTGCAAACACTATTATAATAATATTCATAGTGTTTGTTTTTATATTCGACGTCTATATTATAGCGTGTACCAAATTCACCGCACGATGTATCTGTAATTACTACTATAATACTATGGTTATTAAAATAACCACTATATGTTATTTGTGGTTGCGAATATCCTCCGCCGTTATTGGCTTTATTCACATCGACAAAACTATTTAATTCTTCAACACCTACAAGATTAATATAATTTTTCATGGTTTATTCTCCTTTCATATATACTTAAATATATCTCTTTTGATACTATAAGTATACCACATTGGCTATAAATTGCAAGTATTAATTATAGAATTTACCAAAATTATTTACATGAGAATACATATCAATTAAACCAATGATAAACGCAAAATATACCAATGTATACCATACACGCACATAATACGAATATTGTCTATCGTATGAATACCGCCAACAATACGCAAGATGTACCAATTGCCATAGAATTGATTTATTTGCGTTGTACGGCGTTTTTCTACGCTTGCATATAAACCCTAGGGGACTACTTGAAAACGCTAACACAGGGCAATATACACAGTTTTTATTTGAGAACTATTCTCATCTACCCAGCTGGATGCAGCAATTCTCAATAAGTGAACCTAAATGAGAATTATAGTATATACAAAAGGCGGTACAAATTAATATACCGCCAATGTATCACTATTATCAATCAATCAATAAAATTACTTCGCTATTGTCTACTAGATAGCGGATACCATCAAGCCACTTTTGACGGCTTGCACTTTCGCCGTATTCCTCGGAACCCTTGGCGAATTGTGGCATATCTTCTAAAAAGTATAGATTATCCTCATAACGTAAGCTATAAAAGTATGTATCGTATGCACTTATGCATAACCAACTAGGCAATTCTTGCCCTTGCTCTTCTAAAGAGGTATAAATATAATCCTCTAAAGAGTCATATATGATATAGTCGTCATTTTCTATAATATTTATTGCCCTAGTAAAATCAATATCTACCACATCAAGCAACTTATAAAACATATTTCTTTGTTCCGTGTTCCATTCCTCGAACATTTCTATAAATTCCCTGAGGGTAAAATAATTATCTGTATTATATTTTTTATAATCGTTTTTTAATTCCAACAATTCCATAAATTCCATAATTTTATACCTCGCTATATACTAATATTCGTAACCATAACCAAATAACCGACGATATAGACCCTTTAGGGCTTGAAAATTGTTGCCCTCTAACATTTCAAACAAAGAATTATCTTTTGACATCTCGCCACATTCAACCCTATAATTTAATTCACTCAATAAAATTTCTTTAATGTCTTTCAATTGTTCCGCTCTAGTCATTTTGTATTAATTCCTTTCGTTTTAAATCTAATTATTTCAATAAATTATTTCTTTCGTTTTGTTGCCGTTTGATAAAACAAACGATTAAAGCTATTAATACAATTGTCAATGTATACCCCCCCTAGTATCCGTATATAATTTTATCCAATAAGTATAATAAATCAAGATACCTATTAAGGGACTTTATAAAGTCATTTAGACTATTATATTCTTTATGTGTTCCCTTAACAGTAATAAAACAATAATTATCACCTTGTACAAATATATGTACATCATAGTCATGATATAATAACGTATGTATTTTATTGTATTCAACGTAGCTATAAAACATATAACTTTCTGCATATGTCAAAATTTCATAATCTTTTGACATATCATATATAAATGCATTTAGGTTTATAACCTTTTGTATATTATCTTTAGTTTTCATTATAAACCCTCTACCAATTCAACAATATCACGAATATAATAATATTCATTGTCAGATACCTTTATAAAATCGTTCCCTAATTCGATAATATCAAGACTTTCGATATATTCGCAAAAATCATCATATTTTATCACATCAAAAAACCATTGTGGAACTTTTTCGTTCCCTAATCGGTTATTATTCGCCGTTTGTTCCAAAACTTCGATTATTGTATAGTCTTGTAATTTATTTTCTTTTATTAGTAACTCAAAAATATTCATAATATTTGTTGCGTTTTCTTCGTGGTATTCCTTTATTTGTTCTAAAATATCCATAGTTTAACCCCTTTCAATGATTTTATGTAACTCATTATTATCAACTTTGATAATTGCAAGCGGTTGAAGTTCATCATTGAATAAATTTCTGTACTTGCTTGTAGTAGTTGAATAAAAGTTTTTATCTGTATACATCGTATCGTTTTCTATATCGTATACAGAAATTAAAGTATCATAAGATTGAAAAGCCACAAAATTATTATAGTATAATTTAAATTGGTTAGGGACTTTATTCCCTCGTGTACTTTTCATATTTTCAATTTTCATGTTTTTAATTCCTTTCGTTTTCTACTTTAGATTATTCACAGTTTTTTCTAGTTTGTAACACATATACCAAAACCATATGGCAAAAATAAAACCGCCTAAAGTTTGTAAATGCTCGATGTATTCCATAATATTATACCTCTTTTATAATAAACAATTGTTTAGATATTCGTTTAAACAATCTTTTGAAATTTCTGTTAAGCTATCATCTAAATAACTAAAGTTTATATAAAACGACAATAATTTATTTTTATAGCCTTTGTTTGTAACAATTCTTACATTACAAATAAATTTATTACCCTCTATGTCATTAAAGGCCATACAATTGATATTTGTTACTTTTACATAATCAATAAAATTTTTATGATTGTATAACCATTGACAAACACTATCAAAATTGTAAACTTTCATTTTGTTTATTCCTTTCGTATGAAATTATAAAAGACCCTAGGGAATATGTTTTATTGTTCCCTATGGCTACATTATAACATATCTACGATATAACGCAAGTACTTTTTTAGAAATTTTCAAAAATATTTTTTTTATAACTTTTAACCCTAATTAATGAATATATATAATTATCATAAAAACAGTCTTTTGTCAAGTGTTTTATGTATACATCGAATAAATTCAATCTATAAATGATAAACATTCTCAAATAAAAACTGTCTATATTCGCCTGTATGGTGCTTGTAAATATTTTCGCTTATGATTATATGCAAAAGTGCAAAAACGCCGTACAGGCTAAATAAATCAATTCTATGGCTATTGTCTAAATGAGAATACGGCGGTTGTCTTTTTTATGCATACATAAATAATAATTTTGTGTTTTTGTGGTGTACACCGTTCTATATCGAATGTTTTCAATGTGTTATTGACAAATGTTATCATTCTTGATTGATACCGATGTTTTTCGATATGGTTATACGCAATTAATACATATGTATAAACAATTGTATACAACTAAAAATATCATCTATGCTGGCGATGGTTATACAATTATGTTTTATACAATTAAATTTCATATGTTTATTTGTGATGTTCAACATATGAATATATACTTATATGTACATATGTACCACATATGAATAAAACGCATGATTGAACATATGAACAGTTATTCATATGTTGTATATATGAATGTATGTACATCTGTTCATATGAGATATATAACATTGGTTGTACACAATTAAATTGTGGTACTTCGCTGGGTTTATCGTATTGATAATATTTCTCATTCTTATAGCGGTATATAATGATGTCTATTGTATACGTACATTCTTATATGTTTTGTCTATGGTTTACCGCTTGCGTGAAATTTGCGTTTTTGTTGTATGTCTTAAAATTGATTTATTTGCGTTGTATGCTCGTTTGTATCTCTTATATACAGTCATAAGCGGAACACCTCAAAACGTGCATACAAGCGAAATAACGCAATTTTTTATTGAGAGTTATTCTCGTTTATGCTGCGTATTCTCATTTGTGTAACCTAATTGAGAATACAAGGGTAAAACAAAAGCGGTATACATTGTATACCGCCAAGGCTTTAAACTCTCCAATAGTTACCAACGCACTTGTTTTCACAATTCCAAGTATCTAAAATTGTACCATCTTGTACAACTGTTAGATGATTGGAAATAGTTACTATGTATGTACCGCTATTGTACCATGTAGCAAAATCTGATACAGTCAACTTTTTACCATTCGTAAAACGTGGCTGTTTTTGCATCTCTAACCCTAGAACGTTTGTTATATATTTCTTGATAAATTTCTTATCATTGAATACAGTACATTCCTTTATAGAGTGTTCAAACATATCTCTATATACATCTTGCCAACTTTCACCAATAGCCGTACTTATTGCACGAATAGAACAGTCTGCAACCTTTTTGCCCTTTGGGTTAGCATTGAAATTCTTAAACATAATTTTCAATTCCTTTCATATGAAATTATTAAAGACCTAAGAGAAATAATATATATCTCTTACTATAATCATTATACCACATTTACAAAATAATGCAATAAGAAAATACAAAAATTCTATACCAAAAATGCATACATAATATTACATTATTATATAAAACAAATGTTCACAATAATTGTATACAATACAAATGTACGCCGTTATATGAATACATGATTGCATATTCATATGTTCAAACGTTTATATAATTGTATGCAATTAAATCATATAGAATTATATCGAAAGTTTTCACGCTTTAATCATCTAAAGTTTTCAAACTGATTGAATTTCTTCGATTGACTAAAACGTATGGCAAGTATTACAAAATGTAATTCATGAAATAGTTGTGTATGCAGCGTGTGGCAACCGATTGAGAACGCATTGAGAACGACTTGGGCGGTCAACAATAATATCATGTGAAAAAACAAAATAGATATATCGAAAAATATAAATACACATATATACATATAAAAAATGATGGACATATGTAAGTATATATGTATATACAAATATAAAATCCACGGTGATTACTATTGTTTATTATGCATATGTGTTAAAAAATATGTATATATAGATGTAAAAATTCCGTGGAGATATACGAAAATTGATTTATTTGCGTTATACGGCGTGTTTAATAGATGGGGTATATAAACATACGTCATAGCACATAGACACACCATACAACTCAATAGAATGAATTTTATAGGCATTATCGCCACGGAATATCATGTGGTAGACACGTGTGGTGAGTTATATGTTATACATATTAGAATATCCACCGTTGCCACACATAATATAATCCGTGGTATCAATCATGGATGCAGCGTGTGATGCGGTCAACGTATTAATCATATGAAATATATACAGTTATATCATACCAATAGATATGTTCGATATGTGCGTATGTATGCAGCAATGGTACGCACCACAGATAAGCCACACATGAATGAACACATGAACAATCATTCATATGTATGGACATAAAAAAAAGACCACGGTATCGTGGACAATGGTCACACCAAACGGTGGTGTTTGCATTATATACCGTGGTTTATATGAAATGGTTGTCGGTGGTTATTGACTACACGTGATGGATAGAGGTTCTCTGTAGTACATAAATTAGATGTATTTATTTTGGTGATTATTAGATTGACTAACCACCGACAAACACATTGTAGCACACAAGATTTATTATGTCAACACGAATTATGAAAATTCTGCGTTTTATTTTTTGAAATCTTGTTTTTTATTTTTTGGTTTTTAATTTTTTGGAATTGGGTTTTGTGTAATTGGATTACAATACTTTGCAAACACGATAGTGTTCAATAGAACCATCCATTGATTGGTAAATCTCCTGTTTACCATCGTCACCAAACACAACGCAATACGAATGTGTCAGCCAAATCACTCCATCTTTATTTAGCTTGGTGACTGTACCAAAGCGGATACGTTTATTACTGCGGTCATAACCAATTACGTCACCGACTTTGACATAACCAGCTGGTGTTTGCACCATTTCGATTTTTGCGGTTGGTTTAATTGGTTCATGTTCTACGGATTGCAACCGTTCGACCATATCCAATAATTTATTCCGTTGGTCAATCAAACGTGAATTTTGGTTTGCCAATAACTCCATCTCCAGTTGATACCGCAATGGCATTTTTGGTTTCTTATTTTTGGGTTCTACAACGGCTGCACATTGGTTTGTAATATCCATTATAAGTCCTCCTTGGTGACGTATTCTACAGTAGTAACTTCTTTTGGGAATACCTCATAAAAGTATGCACTTTCATAGTCACCCATAGAACTGTGTTGTGTAACTGTTAAACAAAAGTATCGACCATCGTCACACTCATAGATATAATCTTTGGTATGATACCACTCGTCTACATCTCTTAGCTTTTCATCAATCTGAGTTAAAAACTCTGGTGCATCATAGATTAATTCTGGTAATCGTTCTGGATTCCCATCTTCCATGAGTAATCTATCTAAGGTTTGTTGTTGTACATCAGTCAGTACCATCTTATTTGTTCTCCTGTAGTTTAAACCATTCTTTTAAGAAATTGCCTGTTGTAGTTTGAATGAGTGTTTTGTCGCCAAAAGGTGTTGTCGTGATTCTATTAACAACTCTTGTTACTGTATTAATTGGTGGTTCTGTTTCGATACCAGCGTATAACACTTCTTTTTCGGTTTCAACGGTTGTTCCCTTTGGCAATAGCTGCGACAAATTCTTCCGTGGTAAAATCTTCTTCGATAATCTTTAAGTATTCCATGTGTTTTCCTCCTAGGGGTTAAAATCGTGTTAAATAAACTTCAAACCAGCTTTCTCCACTCATAGGTTCTACAATATCAATAATATCTTGCAAGGTTTCTAATGATATTCGATAAATAAGACTTTGTGTTTCATTACAATCTTTTAGATATGATTCTTTGCGTTGGTGTGCATCAGATAACCATTTGTATAAAAACGGAATATCTACTTGGTGTTCTGACTTAGTCCAGTCTAAGTTTTCGTTGGCATACCGCTCTATTTCTGTCATTAGAAAATTATAATGTAGATACGGACAACGTTTATTCTTTTGAAAAATATAAACTTCCATGTGTTCCTCCGTTTGTTAAACGTTTGTTAAAAATCAGATAAATCAATCCCAAAGTCTTCTGGTTTGTATTCCATTGATTCAAACACAGTCCATATACGTTTATCCAACTTGTGTTCTTTCAAGAATTGGTACAGTGTTTGCTGCAACCGTTCTTCCAATTCTTGGTCTTGGTCAACGGTCAATTCATCGTTTAATGCGATGTCGTAATCTTCTTCGATTTTGTCATTCATATCCCACATCAGTTGCTCTGCGTTAAACATATCTGGGATATAATACGATGGATGACCGATGAGAACCGTTGGACAATCAAGATTTTGACAATCGTCTTCATAGAAATTCTCTATAGCATCCTTAATTGTTGTCTGCGGTTCACCACAGGAATCATCGGTTGTCCAACAATAGTGTTCTTTATCCAGTATGTACATTAGTTGTCCTCCTGTAAGGAAAGAACGGCAAACGCATCGGCATCATTAAGTTTTAAAACACAGGCTTCATCATCGTTGTTATCCATGTTTCGGATATACACAGGTCTGCCACTATGGATGAGTGCCACATAATAATCCAACAATTCTGTTGCCGTTCTATGGCTTTCAACTGTAACAAATCTGTAGATTGTACCATAATGTGCCTTGATTTTGTATTGTTTCTTTGGTTTGCTGCCTAGTTTGGCAATAAAAGAACTCACAATAGATTCTTCTCCAGATGGTTTATGAATGTTACTCATTTTGTTTCCCCTTGTAGTTGTACTCTGGTTTCCAGTAGTTCAATAATGTGTCGCAAGAACGGTTGTTTTTCTATAGTGTTGACATATAGCATAAATCTTGTATCGCCATATGCTGGCAAGTCGATACAACCCAACAGTTCTTCTCCTTTGTAAATATTCACCAGTGTTACAGACAGTGTATCTCCATAACAATCTAGGATGTCTTTTCGATAACAAGGGATATATCACAAAGTCTGATTAACTGTTCGTGGTCAATGGCATCCACAAGGTCTAATACCTTATTGCATAAATCAGTTGTTTCAATCATTGGTTTTCTCCTATAGTGTAAAAATCGTCCATTGGTTCTATAATCATTTGAAAGCACCCATCGTAGACAACATAAACAATCCAAAGGCAATAATCGCAATGTTTAACGTAACACATAGATGTACTGGTATGTATCTGGTACCGTATTCAAAGCCACCAATGACTTTAACTGACTTTTGCCACATAGCTTCAGTCAAATATTCTCTTTCCATCTTCTGCCATGACCTATCGAGATACAGTTCGTTTAATTCACATTTTGCATCCTTTAGCTTGTTTCTCAATAGTTCAATTGTGGCATCTTTGGCGATAATCACTTGGTTTTGGTCTTCGATGGTTTTTATCAATTGTTGTTCGTTCATGATGGTATCATGGGTGGTTATAAAAACCACCCCTCCTCGGATGAATCCTGTAACAATGCATCCTCAATTTGACAAATAAAGTCATATTCTTCGTCATTGAATTGGTCGTCACGTTTGACCCAATGCATCGTTGGTTCACCATCGAAAACACCGTGACCGTGGGAATAATGTGTCAACATACCGTTGTTTCTGTAAAAGAACAATTCAGTAGTTTGTTTGACCACATCATAATGTTTGGTTTTACGATTGAACGCCAACATATGACCGTCTTCAGTATTCACAACATATGTTTCATAGTTGCCTTTGAAGAAATCTGGTGGTAATAAACGATATACGTTTTCCACACGGTACATTACTTGACTAAATGTTCTGTATGACAATGTTCTATTCCTCCGTTTCTTTCTTGTCGGTATAATTACCGATAAATTTCTCGTGTTTATTCGCCAGCATGGCACATTTGTCAATGGTTTTATTCATACCAGTGACAATAGCCGTCACGACTTCATCAAGTTCTTTGATGGCACGCTTGACGTTCTTTAAATCATCTTTGGTGAGTGTTGATGTGTCTACATCATTAATCAACTTGGGAATGTCTTCGATTTTCTTGATGGCTTTCCATTCAGCGATTTGTTCTTGTAATTTTTCAACGCTTAGTGCATCTTGTTGCAACACATTGAGAATACCCTTGTAGATAGACAAACGTAACGTATTGAGTTCTACATTGGTATTATCTTTGTTCATATCAATGTTGCTGGCAAGGTTTTCAACATAATGTGCCAATGGATAACCACAAGTGGCATCCAATAATAAATTCCGTGGTGTGTAGTTGCGATTTGACAATGTTTTATTCCTCCGTTTTTACCATTTTTAAATCTTGGTTTTCTGCAATGGATTCTGATAATTCCTCTGATGCGGAATCAAAATCCCATTTCCATGCGTTGTTTGCCAGATTACGTGCAGATTGTAATTCCAGTTCATCAAGCATGATACCCTGTGCGGTTTGTTCTCGCACCCATCTAGCACGTGAATAACAATCGTATTTGATTTGTGTGATAATATTCAATGTTCTACCTCCGTAATATACTCATCATCCCACCATGTATTGGGTTTAACATCCTTTGCCATAATAAATTCGCCATCAATAATTAAATATGTGTTTTCTTCACACTCATATGTTCTTTGTGTTTCAGACAATTCTCTAACTGTAATGCGAACCAATTTATTTTACTTCCTTTCGTTTTAAATACTGTTTACGACTATGGTATTTACCACTACACTTCGGACTACAGAATCTGGAGCGTTTTTGCGATGGTATAAACAATTTTCCACACTCATCACATACACGTGATGGCAAGTCAATCGGCTTATAGTTGCGACTACCGATGATAACACGTGTTGCCTTTGATGATTTCCGTGGTTTCTTCCGTAATTCGTTTGGGTGTTTTTCGTAATACCGCTTGACGGCTTCTTTGGGGTCACTTTGGACTTTCCAGCTATCGAAGCACTTTAGATGTTGTAAAAACTCTGGTAAATCTGCCAATTGTGTCACCCCCAAATTAAAACGTAACGCTTTTCTTGCAACCAGTTGTTCGGTCGTATCCAATGGATTCATAACCAGCAGCAAGTGACTTTTCGTAATTTTCAACGAACAATCTTAGGTTTACGTATACGTATGGAATGTTGTTATCCAACGCATCGTTTAATAACTTATGTGTCATGGTATTGAACATCTTGTTCAATAAATCTGCATCAATACGACTGACTGGAACATGGATTTTCATGTTCGACAATTCATTATCTAAGATAATAATGTCTGCCGTTTTGGCATTGAAGATAAATGTTTTTACGAATGTTGTTGTTGTTTGATTTGAAAATTTGAATAACATAATTTCCTCCTAATGGTAAAGAATAAATTCTTTAAAACTAAATACTTCTTGTTTCTGTAATCATTATATCATATTTAACAATCATGTCAAGTATTAATTTGAGAATTTTTAAAGATTAATTTTGATACACAAAAACCGTATGATACAATGGTTCAACATGGGTTATTTCCCATCCGTTGATTACATTATACCATACGGCAGTATTATGTCAATAGTTTTTATTGTATTTATTTTGAAATTTACAAAAGTTGTTTACTATTGTTACTTAAAGAACTTATCCAGTAAATCTTCTATAAGAATCCACTCATAGCCGTTATCACCATGTATTTGACAATAGAAATATTTGCCATCTTGCTTTGTTTTGTTAGTGACGGTATATACATTACCATTATGAGTAAAATCTTCAGCTTCTATGCAGTCAATCAGATGTAATCTGTTTTCCATCAAGTCTTGTTCGTGTGTCAACTGGACATGTTTGATTTTATCGAGAATATCACGTTCAAAAGTATCATCATGACCGATTTTAACAACGTCTTCGTAATCGACATCACTTGTGGTTGAAATACCATCGGTTAACATCAATAGATTGACATCTTCATCAAAATCAACCACTAAGTAGCCATGACCCATAAACATGACAACATCGCCAATTTGAAAATCCATAATTAACTCCTTTTACTTGTGTAAAAATTCATCATAACCACTATAATCAAAATTGCGTACAAACGATGGCATTTGTGCGTTTCTAAAGTACATCTCTTGTTGTCGCATGACTTCTTCCGTTGGTTCATACTGCGAGCGTTCTTTAGACCGTTTCAAGCACGTTTCAACATCGGTATCAAACCGCTTATACCATAATGTGTAATCATGTATATCACACAAGTCTTTTAACAACTTCATTTCTTTATTTAGAACGTCTTGTGGTAATGTATTTGTGTTGTCATACACGATAAAATCACCAGTACGCATACGGCATAAAATTGCGTATAATGACATCTGGTGTGCAGCACGTTCCACATCTGGGTCAACCAACAATTTACCATATCGAAACGCATAATGTTTGCCACCGATAATATCACGAATTTGGTCATATGATACACACCAGTCAGTCAACCCATGTTCTTTCACATAAGTTGACTTTCCACTGGCTGGTAAACCCCAGAGAACCAATAGATTGTGTCTATCGAACTCCATGTTTGTTTACCCCATAGTCCTCACATATGTCAACTACAGACATCCATTTGTCTGGTCTACTGATACCATCTGAACATCTAACTGACACGATGTTTTTATTTTTGTCAACACGAATATCTTGTAAAACAAGTAACGTATCCATACCATCGGCATCCAAGAATTTACCCATAAGGTTTACTGCGATATTGACTTGTGTTTGTAAATCAAGTGATTGTCGTTTGGCATCGGCAATGGCATCCTTAATGGATTGTAATGGAAATTCACCAATCTTCTTGAAATTATCTTGTCTTTCGTATGGTAATGTATATGTTGAGTTTGCATTAAACCCAAAATAACACCCTGTAGCATCGCTTGCTTGGGCGACAATCCATGTATTCCCAGATTCACATGAGATAATGTCACCACATTTAAACTTTGGTTTCATTTCTTTTGCTCTCCAATCTCGTGTAGAAAATTCATAATAGAATCAATGTCTAAATACTTGTTTGATTCTTTAATAAAAACTATACGATTATTCCGTATGTTTCCGTATGTTTCATCACGATTAATCCGATATGTTTTTAAGTCACCACGCTTCAGCATTAGTACGCGCATCTGTAATGGCGACACATAATATACAATGGCTGGTAAACCGTTTACATACACTAGGTCGCCACGTTGAAAATCATGTTCAGTCATGTTATCTCCCTAGGTATGAAGCACCAGTCAAGAACTCTATTAGCTTTTCCATATCTGGTGTTAAACTAACAGTTTCATAATAGTCAATATGTGTATTGTTCCATGCGTTACCGATACGCTCTCTTTCAATGTTTCTGGTTTCAATTTTGCCATCATATAGCATTAGAACCTTAATCCACGTTGTGTATGCATTTATGACTAATGCTGGACGGTTTTCAACATAAATCAAATCGCCCTCAGTAAACTGAAAACTACAAAGTACTTTACGGAGCATTATAAGTCCTCCTCGTCTTCTTCCCAGTCTGGTTCTTCTTCACTATGGGCGGTAATCCGTGCTTCACCATAGAATGTGCCACTATAGATGACATTATAAACCTTTTCCATTACGTTCCTCCGTATCAACAAGTACTTTACCTAGGGCAAGCACCACCAGAATAATCCCCAGTACGATACTTAATTTAACCGCAATCCAAAATATCATCGCAACTGTTGCGAAATCAGTCACATAAAATTGCAATAGATACAACACAAAGGCAATACCTGTGGCAAGCCATGCGAATTTTGTCGCCAAAGCAACGACAACAACGCCGATGCTGCTTAAAATGCCAATGACAACTAATAGAACATTCTTTAATACACTCATTATTTACTACCAACTTTCCGTAATTCAATAACAACAGGTGTTTTCGGTTGTTTTTTATGTGTTGTGAAATCACATGATGTTTCTTTACAACCATTGCACATACCAAGCATCTCCAAATTTACCAACGATGGATAAACCGTATTTAATTTGTGGTAAATCTCTCGTGCAACCTGTTGGTGTTCCGTAGATGCACGTTTGCATAACCGCTTGGGTAAATACTCCATCCATGTTCTAAGCGAACCACTTACGGTCATTGTTACATTGGTTGCCAATGGTAATACATACGCTGCAACTTGGTACGGTACTCCAGCATCAACCAACCGTCTGTATTCCAGAATTTGATTTTCGATTAATTTATTCATGAGTTGACCCATGTCTTTGGTAATCTCTGGATGTTCGGTTGAATCAAACCATGTGGAATCCGCAAAGTCTGTTCCACGTGTTGACTTGACCGTGAAAGACAAATGTCTGTGTCGTGTAATTTGTGCAAGGCATTTTTGCGACATTTCAATATCGAATGTTACCAGCGTGTGTTCCAATAGTGATAAATGACCACTATGAACGGCTCGCACCAATGCATCCACCCCAAGGGTTTTGCCATAGCATTGACCCATTGCGTGTGCAGCCGTATCAAGCGGTGTATAATTCTGTAATGTTACTAACATGTGTAATCTCCATTAACGAAAAACGATGGCATAATCGGCAGTACCACCATTGGCAAGACCAACGGTAAATACGGTGTGAAAACACCAGCCATCTTCAAATAGTTCATTCAATTGTTCTTCTGCGGTACTAAGTGTGTGTGTATGTAGTAGAAAACATTTGTATTCCGTTGCGTGTTTTAATGCTTGCATAATTTTTCTCCCAAGGCATCCTCAATCAAATAAATTAATTCCCAAAAAGTCGTATTATAAAAATATACTTCTTCCGCCGTGACTGGTTCAAACTCTCGTGATTTTTCGTATTCTGTTACGGCATCAATCATGGTTTTTACCTTGTTTTTATCTATTCGCTTCATGTATTCCTCCTAGGAGAACAACAAACATAAAATCGCAATTGTATCAAAAATGACAATCCAAAAGAACACATTTATAACAATCAATAAGTTGTTATACTTGCGTTTAGATACAACATCTTCGACCTGTCGTAAACGATTATCAATGGATTTTGTTCTATCGTAATACCTTGGTAGACATTCAATACGACTGTTGAAACGTGCTTCAAAATCACGTAACAATAGACTAATTATAGAATGTTCCTCGTTTGTCATGGTGTCACCATATGGAACGCAATTAAGCCACCGAGATTTACAATGATAACCGCAATTAAATACCAAAAGATTTGTTTATGGATTCTACAGATGCGTTTAAACAAGAAATCCGATTGTTCTTCCAAGGCAGAAATGCGAATGTGTTGTAATTTGTTTAATTCGGTTGACCTGTCGATGAGGGATGCTTGCTCCCTTAGTAAAGTCGCCTGTATTGATAGCGACCGTGCCACTTCTAACACGTCTTCTTTTGTTGCATACATTATTCTTTCTCCCTTGGTTCAAACTCAATTTCATAAAAACAATTGTATAATCCATAATCAATCGTAAAAGATTGACCGTGTTCAATCACACGATAATACCGTGGTCGATAATCGTTTTCTCTCCACCAATCTCTAATGGATTGCATCGCTTGTTCAAACGTATCATATGAACCGTGGTATTCCTTGATTTGTTTCTGTGGTTTTACCCAATATACTGCGAACATAAAGTTCTAATCCTCCGATTGTAAATCATCTATGATGTCACGAATGTCAGCCACGGCATATTGCATACATACTCTGCTATAGGAATCATCACGTAACATTAAAGCCGTCACTAGGTCACGTTCAATATTCTCTAGGGTATCAACGATTGGTCGAATGTCGTGTTCGTTTAATGACTTCTTCATTTGTCGCTCTCCTGTATAGATTTACACAAGGCATCAAAAAGAACATTATTAGGTCTTAAATCTCTTAAAGTAGCGATTTGAACTCTTTTGTGACCATCTGGAGAACGTCTAACACCATCAAATTGAATACGTCTTGTCCAATCTGTTGTCAACACGCCATCAAGCAAACTTATGTCTTTTACAGAAAATACGCTATTGTCTGTCAGCAATAAATCAGACCCCTGTAGTTGCTTGAAGTGTTTTAACACTTGTTCTGCAATAAACAAAGAACCCTCGGATGCATTGCGGATGTATGCTTTATAAGACTCAATCATAAGTGATTGGGTATGGAATACGTTGACAATCGGACAATCGTCCTCGATATGCCTGTATAGTTTATCATCTGTAACGATATATCTATTTAACTTTAGATTGTAAACGATACAATTCTTTCCGTATCCAACACTTGGAATATCTTGGATATAAATACAATGCGTATCGTTACAAACATTTCTTAAAATCATACCTTGTTGAAATTCTGACATAATAAACCTCCAATACATACATTATATCATGCATACACTATTCTGTAAACAATTGTTCTTCCGTATATTCAATGCCACGGTCTTCCAAAAATTGCATAATCGCACGTTTTTCTAGTGGTTTCCATTTTGTAACACCAGAGAATCTACGGTTGACATCTTGTGGTGTCATATACAGAATATCACTTAATTCTTTTTGCATGACACCAGCGTTGTTTAATGCCGTTCTTAAGTTTACATACATCGGTACAAGTCCATGTAGATATTGGTCTTTCACTTGTGATAAAACTTGAATAGGGTCGTCTTCTCCGTTTGGATAGCACAAGGCATCAATCAATAAGTCAATAACCTCATCTGGTTTTG